AAGGCCTAATTCCTGTTTTTGTAACCAAGTCCGAGCCTTTGTACCCAGCGATGCTGGATGACATCGAGGACGTAGGATTCGAGGGGCAGATCAAGCCTCTCATCACAAATAACAACTGGAGTTCGATGCGTAGCAAGGGTCGCCCAGTTACGATGAAGAACCCGATCCAGAAGCTCCGACTCACCGCACAGACTGGCAAGATGCCAAGCGAGCATAACGCAGTCTTTACGACCTATGCCCAGATCTCCTCGGTAGCCAAAAAGGATGTTATCCCTGCCCTTAATGCAATCGCAGACAGGGCGATCTTCATCTTGGATGAGAGCCACAATGCGGCGGGAACAGACAGCTCTATCGGCGAATTCTTTAGAAGCGTAATTCCAAAATCACGAGGAGCGGTGTTCTCTTCGGCAACGGCTATCAAAAGCCCCGCCAACATCGCCACCTACTTCCCCAAGACCAGCATCCCAATGGCTGTGCCTACCGCAAGTGAGTTCGAGAGACTCGCCAAGCGGTTCGGCAATCCATTTATGCAGATGACCAGCAGTATGCTGTCTCGAGCTGGGCAGATGTTCCGACTCCAGAGTGGGTTTACTTGGAAGGGTCAGAAGATCCCATTCATCCCATCCCCGATCAAGGCCAAGCAAGAGGTCATTGATGCCCATAACGCCGCCAATGAAATTCTTGGTGAAATGAGGCAGATCGAGATCGGTGAAAAGATGAAGAAGCTGACCCAACAGCTCGTACAGGATGCACAGGAAGCCTACGAGGGAACGGAAGCAAAAGCCCTTATCTATCCCCTTTCTGGTCAGTTCCACAATGTCGCCGCCAATATGGTTCTTGGAGCGAAAATCAAGGACACAGCAGACTTGGCCGAGGCTGAAATCAAAGCTGGTCGCAAGGTGTTCATCTCAATGGATACGACTGGCGAGGCCTTCCTTCGGGATGCAAAGGAGATTATGGAGGGCGGAACCCTTCAAAACTACGACAAGGTCTCGAAGGTCACCTTTAAGGATTTCATGGAGCGGTACGCAAGGAAGCTCAACACAAACAAGGTCAAGATCGAGCCAGCGGATGAAAAGAGCAACGCCCCTGCCCTTGAGTTCACCATTGATTGGAATAAGACAAGCGGGAAATCAAATATCCCCAACTGGGTAAGCCAAAAGTCCATCGAGCTTCACGACTCCCTAATGGAGACTGGCTTCAAGGATCTAGCCCTAATCATCAAGGACAATGCCGAGACCCTCAATAAGCTCCCGATCAGTCCATTTGATGCCTTGCGTGCTGAACTGCAAAGACGGCAGATCCTAAGTGCCGAGATATCGGGTCGGGACATCGCAGTCACCCCTTCTGGTGCTTTCTCACAGAGATCCGTCACCGACCAAGACAAGCAAAACTCCCTAATCGCTTTCCGTAACAATGACCAGACGAAAGTTCTAATCGTCAGCCGAACTGGCTCGACTGGGCTGTCGGCACACGACGATCCCCGCAACAAGAGTTCAGCTCCACGAACCCATATAGTGATGCAACCAGCCCCCGACATCGTCGACACAATCCAAGTTTTGGGCAGAACAAACCGCAACAATCAGCAAAGTGCGCCCAAACTTGTCTACATCTACAGCGAAGACATCCCTGCCGAAGTACGGATTATGGCGATGACCCAGAAGAAGATGCGCCGTCTTGGTGCGTCCACGACTGGTAAAGACGCAACCGCCGCTGGCGAAAACCTTGGGCTGGATATGCTCAATACCTACGGAGACAACGCCGTAGCTCTTGTGCTGGCAAACGAGCCAGAACTACGCACGGCCTATAACACCAGAGCTGGAACTAACTTCCCCGAGAAGTTTGAGGATATCCGAAAGATCCTAACTTCTGGTGAGCCAGGGGATGGAATGCGGAGGATGATCCACAAGGCGTTGATCTTGGATATCGAGGATCAGAGGCATTTCTTCGAGGAGATCACAGCCGAATACGTTGCGATGGTTGATTTCGCCAAGCAAAACGGAACCTACGAGCTGGAATCACAGGACAAGGACTACAAGGCCGAGAAGCTGTCTGACGAAAAGGCTTGGGATGCGTATGGAGTTGCTACTGAGCCACAAAAGGGAGCGGAATCAAGCAACTCAAAGGCAAAAGAAATTGATTTCCTCAAGACAGCAACACCTCCAGAAGACACCTCGTTTGTTTGGTCTCTTGGCGGATATACAATCAAGAAAACTTCTGGATTAGGTCGTGACGCTGGGCCAGCGGGCAAAGAAGGACAACCAATATTTGAACTTACCTCAACCTCGAAAAAGGAAGACGGACTTTCGATCAGCTCGCAATCTTGGGCAACAATAACAGAGACAGCCATTAAATGGATTGAAGAGGGTAAAATAGAGACTGGAGAAAACGAGGACTCCAAGACTGGTGAAGACGCATTTTCCAAACCAGCCCGCATCGCCAAATACCGATTCAATAACCCTACCCCTCCCCCAACCTCGGCAGAGGTAATCCCGACCCTCGAACAGGCCAAACAACAGGCCGAAACAGCCGTATCAGACTTCTTAAAAGCCAGCGACTCTGTCCTAAAGGACAAGCTGGCCCGTATTTCAAGCAACCCACGAATGGAGCAACTGGCGAAGGTAAGGGCTTTGGAGAAGTCTCGGAAGCAGTACGCCCAGACCAAGTACAATGTGGAACGAGCCTTAGACCTCGTTGGTAAGGGAGCTTGGTTCGGCAAGGATACAAAACAGATCCCCGCCTATGTCGTAGGTGTTGAGCTGAACAACCGCTTCCCTCACGCCGAAAGTCGGCAGTACCTAGTCATCCAAACCTCTGGGTTCGAGAACAAGATCCGAATCCCGCTACAGGCATCGGAACTCGCTCACGTCAATCCTTTCAAGATCTCTTTAGATAAGTCACCTATTGGCGAAAACGAAGCCCCTACTCGTGACCCCAGTATTCCAATCGGAAGCCTCCCCATTGGCATTTACCGCAATGCAGACGGATCTGGGTTGGTAATTGCCTCTAGCATGCAACGTGGTGCTAGCTGGGTAGACAACCTTCCCCCCGAACAACTGCGAGAGGTTAATGCGGTTGCATACGAGCTTGCAGTCCAAATGCACGAAAACGGAGTGGATGAATCCACAATCGAGAAACAAGTATTTGATGAAGCCTTAAACAAAGTCATTTTCTATGGGGACACATGGGAAAAGTACGTCGAAGAAAAGATGCCAGAAAGCCGCAAGGGTGACGGATTCGGAAAGACCTACGATAGATCAAGGCAGAATGCGACCCAGAGAGACCAGTTTGTGGTCGAGGGCAATCTCCTCACAGGGGCGAATTTCGTTTCCTCTATGTTCGGGGCTAATGTCCCAGCGGCGGTCACCACCTTCACAACCAAGGATGGTGGCAAGACAACTGGCGTAGTGATGCCCGCTGGGGTCAACTCCGACAACCTAGTAAATCTCAAAGCAGAAGTAGCCAAAGGCCAAGGATCCCTGCTTGGCCCAGTCGGCAAGGTAATGGATAACATTATCGACGAGGAAGGCAGACCTCGGGCTGTTGTGTTCAGCGACGGGTCAATGATCTCTGGGCAAAGCCTCTACATCCCAGACAAAGCGTTCCTCGATGACAAGAACGAGGGTTACAGGAAAGAGGCATTAGACAACAGCAACGCCATCGCAACGATGATCGTGGCTAAAATCAATCAAGGACATGATGCTTGGATGTATCGAGGACCAAAGAATGGGTTCTCGCTACGCTCAAGGGGTCTACGCCGTGAAGCTGGTCAAGGCCGAGCCAAAGAGCAAATCGTTGAAGGATTCTTGACCGACGATAACGCAAAAGACTTCGCACCAGAAGGAGTCATCGGAAGAAACATTCGCATCAAGGCGATGAAAGCCTCGGATGACGGATGGCTCGAAGCTGGAAACCTGGGTGAGGACGAGATCTACGAGAACCTATACGACTACGCAATCGCCCTACAGGCACAGATTAACCAGCGTCACGGCCAAAACACCAAGGGCGAGCTGATCGAGAACGTGCCTAACTTCATCCTGTCTGCCGTAGATAACCGCATTAAGCAGATGCAAGAAGAGGCCAAGAGCCGTGAGACAATCTCTAAAGATGCTCCGATAAGCGGGACATTTAACGAAGAGGGCGATGTCGAACAAGAAGAAGCCTCCGTGGGTGATTACATGGCTCAAAAAGAAGCCCCAGAATCCAACAAGGAACTCTACGACAAGCTCGAAAAGGTACTGGCCTCGCTGGCCGATTCCGACAGGAAGATCTTTATGATGTATGTGAGCGGGGCGAGCTATCAGCAGATCTCCGAGACCCCCGAAGCCTACAAATCTAGGAACGTGGGCAACCTCGATGGCGAAGTCGCTCCAGACAGATCTTGGACGTTTAAGCATATCCAGAGCCTCAAAGGCCAGCTCGCCAAGTACGCAAATTTCCTAGGGATCGAAGCTCCCACAGCAAAAGAAGAGCCTACCGAAGCCAGCCCGATGGAAGGCTTTAAGGCTATTGAAGAAAGCAAGGGTCAGATGACTCTGTTCTCTCGTGGTTTGGTGGACTACTTGGACAAGAACGCTGGAAATAGCGTCCTGTTTAGGGATCTCCTCACAGCCGTTGCGAACGAGCCAGACGCACTACCTAGCCAGAGAGCCTTGGCTAAACTACTGACCACCCCAAACACCAAGCAAAGCATGATGACCGCTGGGCTTTATGTGCCAGCCGAAATCAATCCAGATCCGAGCTTTGTAAGGTCGTACTACAAGCCAGCTAAAGAAGGCAACGGAATGGTCGTGTTGAGTCTTTATGGGATCAAGAACAGCGGTGAACCGATTGAAACAACGATTCACGAGTATAAGCACGTTCTGACTCACAACCTTTTAGTCAAAGAAGGAATCGGTACGGCCACAGGCAAGAAGGAGCTGGATAGACTTGTCGAGTACGCAAACCGCCCAGATATCGAGATGGATGCAGAAGGCAATCCCCTGCCCTTGGCAAGCGGAAGCAAGGGCGGATACAAACCACTCAAAGCTCTGATTAAGGCCTATTTGGCGGCCGTCAACGCATCCAAAGATACCGCTGGCAACCCTGTGGCAGACGCTGTTTTCGGGACTGGATTGGCATCTACCTACGATGTGACCCTGCACATGGCCCCATACGAATGGGCTATTGGACAGGATGGGATCCACATGAAAGCCGAGATTACCAGCGAGAACACCTTCCCTCTCCTTAAGTACCTCAAAGATCAAGGGCTGGAAGGAACTCGCCCGATGGGTCGGAACTCTGGAATGAGCCTTGTCGCCTCGAAGGGATCCCCAGATTTCGTGTTCTTGAACCAGACGGATGAAGAGGCATTGGGCGGAATGGAAACAAGCGGAGTGCAAAACACGACCCTTGTTATAACCCCAAGTGGTATTGAGAAACTCCGCCAGCAAGACCTAGAACCCCTCTTCTACGCATCTTACAAGGTTCGTGCGACAGCCCCGATGTTCCGAACAAAGGTTTCAGACATCCAGACTGACCCGCAGAAGGTTCGCTCGATCTACTACGGCCTTGGGAACATTCACGAATTCGTTACCGAAATGTACAGCGACAATCGTTTCCAAACCGAGATGGCATCGATACCAGGACAATCTGGAATTGAGATCAACGGAAACCTCAAAGAGTATATGCAAGCCTTGGCCGCCGAGCTTCCGCAAGAAGCTAGGAACGCAATGATGCAGAACTCGGCAATCAAGCCGACCATTCTGACCCAAGGACAATCGGCCGCCTTGGAACTATCCAGCCAGCCATTCGACTTTATGAAGATGGTTGAGAATCTCCGCCAAGGGAACGTCGAGAAAAAGCTCGAACAGGCCACCCTGTTTTCTCGTGGAATCAAGATCCAAGACAAGGACAGGAACAACATTGATGTCCTAAAGAGCAAGCTCCTCCAGCTCCACAAAAAGAAGCACGGATCCTACCAGAAGGAGGACGATGGTTATTATCGGCCAATTCCTCCCCAGCAGTTGTCCTCCCAAGAAGAGACTCTTTACACAATGCTGATGGACAAGGCTCGTGCAGAAAAGTGGCCTGGAATCGCCTTCCAATCAGACCTTATGGATGTTGAGACAACCACAAGGCCAGAGAATCTTGTCCTAGAACAGCAGTCGGCAGTCCCAGAAGTGGAAGCTCCAAAAATGGAGCAACTCTCCTTGTTCTCACGAGGGCTAATGGAGGTAACGTCGGCGTTAAGCGAAGAGTTCCCAATAGCAAAGGCAGTAGAGGCTCTCCCTAGAGGCGGTCTTTATGGGCAACAAAGAGAAAATGCTTTCACAGATTTCATGCAAAACGCAATGCTTCCAGAGTCGTTTGAGGCCAAGTACAAGGGCAAAGGATTGAGTCCAGTTAAACTCCGAGCCGAGTACCTCAAGCAAAATCCAGAAGCACTCAGAAGGTTGTTGTATAAAGAAAGCGGTAAAAACCCTAGCAGTAAGCTCTTCTCAAGAGGCCTACCAGCAGACCCAGACCCGATGAGCAACGGAGATCAGCAAGCCCCGCTGAATGACCTACTGGCTTCATTCTTGGGTGCGTCTGGAAACATCATTACCGACGAAGAAATTGACGCCACCTACCAAAGGGCATCCGAAGAGAACGCCCCTTTTGAAGTCGGCGCACCCTATGTAGGCCAAGATGTCCGTAGTGCTGGCCCATTCGCAAACGATCAGTTCCGTGATGTGCAAAGGGTAGCCAGAGAACTACGCAGACCCATTGATACAGTTGAGACTGACGCATCTGTTTTGGCGGCCGCCAGAGCCTTGGTCGCTACTCACAAAGCACAACTTTACGAGGATCTCCTTGAAGGAACTCTCGAGACATCAGCAACGAATCAAGCGGCGGTCTACCTAGCCCTTGCCGAGGACGCAAAGAACGCCAAGACACCAGAGGAACTCCGTGAAATTGCGATTCTCACAATGGCTAACGATATCCAGAGGACAAATCTGGCTCGTGCAATGCGGATCGGGCGTGACAGCCAGATGACCCCAGAAGAGCGGAATCGGTCATTCTTCAATGCGGAACTCTACAGAAGAAGCCCAGATTCTAATGAGCTGTACAGGAACGCCATCTCAAGAACACTCAAAACGAGGTCGATTGCCTCAAATGAAGAGCAGATCCGCCTCCTCCAAGCCGAGCTAGACCTAGCAAGAAGCCAAGCTGGGGAAGCCTTTACTGCTAACGAACAATGGCAGAAGTGGGGAGCGTATATGGAGGGACGGATTAAAGAGTTCCAAGACGCCAATCAGCTCTGGGCAGATCAGTTGGATAAATACCAAGTCCTAGAACAGGAATCCGCAAGGAAGATCGAGGCCTTACAGGCAGAGCTGGCAAAGGCAAATACCAGCCTCGAGCAGATGGACTGGGAGACAGCCCAGCTCAAGATCCGTGAGAGCAAATCAGCTCAAGACGTACTGGACACAATCAAGATGTCCAATGATGACGCCGAGGCGATCCGACTCGTGATGGCTGGTATGGTTCCGATGGCGGCCGCTAAACAAGCTGGGATCAAGCCAGCCAGAGTGATGCAGTTGATGAAATCTCTTGAGACAAACACAAAGCAGAGGTTTGACCAAGTAGCTGGAGAGCTTGCGACCCAAGGGATCACACGAAGCCAGCTAAAAGCGAAGTTGACCGCATTTGCCAACGGAGCATCCCTGCGGTCTAGGGGTATCGAAGCCAACCAAGAAGAGGCTCCCCTCACCAAGGAAGAGATTTTGGCAGAGATCGTGTCAGCAATGGGATTCGACTATGCAGGGCAGTCCGATACTTCTGGTAAGGCCGATTGGCACAATGTTGACGGCAAAAGCTCTCTGTTTGACTGGAGAAAGCCCAGCAACGTCGGAATTGCAATGCAGATGGTTCGTAGGTCGCAAGGCAAACAGGCCAGCGTTGGGGACGCATTATTTGAAGCTTACGTTGCCCTGCTTGTATCCAGCACCTCGACCCAGCTCGCCAACGTATCAAAGACCCCTTTCACACTTGCTAACCCATTTTACAGAATGGTCGAGGCGGGGATGTCCTACCTTATGGGCAAGACTGGGCTAAATGTAAGGCTTCCAGACGGAACGATTGGCAATCCATACGCCAGCGTGGCTGATGTAGTCAACGGAGCTACCGAGGAAGCGAAACTCGGATTTAAGGCGATGATGCCCTCAATTATCAACGGACTGCGGTACGCTCGCTTGGCATTCAACACAGAGAAGCCTTTCTACAATATCGACCATACCGACGCGACCCTTCTGGATGAAGGCGATCAGAAGTTCTATGAGAACGATCCCAAGGTACCTGGCAAATTAGGAAAAAAGCTCCGCTTGCCCCTGCGAGCATTGTTGGCCGCCGACGAGTTTGCCAAATCATTCACAGCCCAAACCCTTGTAGGATCTATCGCATTCAGAATGGCAAAAGCAAAGGGGCTAAACGGACAAGAACGGCTCGAATATGTGAGAAACCAAGTCAGCGAATTTGGTTCTGACTCTTGGAAGATTGCGGTTGAGCGGTCTTCTCGTGAAACCCTTAACGAGGATGTAGCCGACAACAAAGATGAGCCATTTACATTTAAGAGACTCGGTAAGGCCGCCCCTCGAGCATTGAACAAGTTTAGCAAAGGCATCTCTGATCTTACAGAAAGCATCGAGAGCTGGGGCTATGACCCTAATAATGGAGCAAGGGCTGTCACCGCTCCTGTGGCCTTTACTGGGGCAATGGGTCTCCAAGTTCTTCGAGGCCTTACCCTGTTCGCCAGAATCTCCTACAATGTGCTGGCTCGTGGACTTGCCTTCACCCCTATCGGCCTTGCCGACTCCGCAATCGGAGCAATGAATTCCATTAAGAAAAACAGAGAAGGCCAGAGGTTTATGGATCTGAGCAACTACGAGAACTCCGTAGCTGGGCTTACCGAGGGAGCGATTGGAACAGCAATTCTGATGGCTTTGTTCAGAAGCATGGAAGGCGACAAGGATGACGATAAGAAGTTCCTGTTGATTACTGGCCCAGCCAAGGACGCTGATACTGCTGGAAGGACAACTAGGTACGGAAACAGATCCTATATGATCCGAGTTGGCGACAAGGAGTTCGATATCAGCAGAATCGAGCCTCTTACATCGACCATGGCATTCGGAGTTGCCCTTTCAACCGCAGTAAAAGACGCAGTTAATCGTGGCGGTGGAATTGATGTATCTAAAAACCTCTTCCTAGATTTTGGAAGAATCCTTTCCCAGAAGACATTCGGAGGACAGCTACGGACAGGAAAGACCTTAATGAAGGGCGATTTGGCAGATCCATTGATTGATTTTGCGTCTGTGTTCACAGCCCCTCCACTAGCTAGAGGACTAGCAGAAGCGTCGAAGGACTATGTCTCCAGAACTAAATCAGAAGAGGCCACCATATTTAATAAGGACAGAATGCTGTCGAAGTTCGCCCCTGCCATCGGAGCATACCCTTCAGCTACTGGCTACAGGACTCCATACGCTTACGACTATGAAGGTAAGAAAGTTGTTAAGCCATTCACAGAGGTCTTGCCCAACAGCACGGCTGGCAAGATTGCGAAGTTCGCACTTAGGAATCTCTCCCCTGTCGCCGTCTACAAAAAGAAGCCAGCCTCCAAGCTCAATAGGTTTGTTGAGTCTTACAACAGGCAACAGATCTCAACGGATGGGAAGACTTGGGTTCTTGATGCGCCCAGAGCCGAGGTCACGGATCCCTACAGCAAAAAGAAGGTTCGGTTGACCCTGCGGGAGCAAGAGACACTCAACTCCATCGTCCAACCCCAGCTCCAAGCCTTGTTTGAGGTCAACATAACAGAAGCCGATATCGCCAACCCAACCGACAAAAAGAAGCAAAGAATCCAGAATCTAGCTTCCCAGCTACGCAATAAATACGAGGAACAGATTATCAGACAGCGATATGCAACGGGCGACGCAAAGCAGACAAAGTAGTCGCACACCTAGCCATTGATGGTTGAAATCGAATATGGCTGAGAATCAAGTAGATAACCTCGTAAAGAAGGCCGAAGAACTCGAGAAGGCTCTTGATTCTGCTCGTAGTGGACCGAACGCACGAGCTTTGGGTGGCGGAAGCCCGACTGCGGTTGCCTTCCCAACAGCCTATAAGCTGACCGAGGAACAGGAAAAGGAGCTGGTTCGCCACGCATCCGAACGCCTCCGCAAGCTCGAGGTTGAGATGGGACGAAGCATCGTCCGTAGTACCGCTTACAACACAAACCCAACTTCCTTGATGGCCTTTGAGACTTTCCTAGGTCGCCGTCAGATCTACGAGTGGGTCTATGAGAACAATGTCTCGTGGCGTCCAGCGGTCATGGGCGGGATCTTTGAACAGAGCAATCTTATCGTGCCTGTCACCCGCCGTATCGTTCGGCAAATGATCGCAAAGGCACAGAAATACTTCCTTGGAACAGATCCTTGGTTCTCTGCCCTGCCCGAAGGAGCGGCCGACAGGGACATCGCAGACAAGGTTGAGCGGTATGCTCGCTATAAGTTCAACAGGCTTGGGGTTAAGGATGCGATGGCAATGGCTTTGCAACTGGCCTTTGTCCGTGGTGAATGTGTCGTCAAGACAACCCACGTTAAGAAAGAGCAAGTCTATCAGCGGAATGCCAAGGTTCTTGTGGATCTAAACGGCCAGCCGATCCTCGCAACGGACGGAGATTTCATTACCGACAAGGACAGCTTTGTCCCAGCCCAGAACGAAATCGGTGAGCCTATTATGCTTTTAAGGCGGGATATGGCGACGATTCAGCCCCCTGTTCCTGTTTTCATCGAGCAAACGATCAGCCGAAAGGCAATTATCTCCGAAGGGCCAACTGCCGAGGCCGTCTACTACCAAGACTTTATTTGCCCTCTAAACGCAACATCGGTGGATGATGCCGACTTTGTGGCTCATCTTTATGATGCCCCTATTATGGAGCTGGCCGACCTCTACAATAAGAAAGGGTCGAAAAGCGAGGAGACCCCCGAAGAGGAGATGCTCCGAATCCAAGCGGCGATTGACCAGATCCGTATGTCTGCAACCGAGTCTGGGATCCCCAAGACTGGGGCTAAACAGGCCAGAACAGAGCGTGGCGAGGCTTACGAGCCAAACAATACCTTCAATAACCCGACGATGGAGATTGCAGAATGCTACTTGCGGTATGATGCGAACGGAGACGGAATCACCGAAGAAATCATGCTTCTTTTGGATGTTCGTAATCAGCGGGCAATCTTCTACGAGTATGTGGCTAATGTGACCTCCGATGGCCGTAGACCTTTCACAGTAGTCCGAGTGAACCCTGTGGACGGACGCTGGTACGGAATGGGCGGAGTGGAGCAGTTCAAGACCTCACAAGACTTCATGGATCTGACTATTAACCGACTCAATTTCAGCCAAAGCTCAAGCGGGCGAGTAACCTTCTGGCGTCCAGATGCGACCTTTGAAGGGTCAGCGAATCCCAATCTGATCCTCAATTCTGGAGGCACTTATACGCTTCGCCCAGGTTTTGCGGCCGCCGATGCCTTGACCTATGTGGCTCTCCCAGAGTCCAAGGAAAAGGATCTCAATTTCATGCTCCAATACTTTACCCAGCTCGTACAACTCGAGTCGGGCGTGATGACTGGTGGAGATCAAGAGTTCTCTGGTTTGCCATCGAGCAAACTGGCTACTGGCATCCGAAGCATCGACCAAGCGGGCAATGAAATGTTCTCGCAGTACCTAATGTCGTTAGAGCCAGCCCTGTCCCAAGTAGTCAATCGGCTGGTGTTGATCCTGTTGGACAACATGAACAAAAAGGAAATGTTCAACTACCTTGAAGGCGATGCACTCCAACTTGTGACGATCACCCCAGAAGAAATTGCTGATATTAACATCAATATCCGCCTCCTACTGACGCGCTATCACGGAGAGCAACAGCTCCAGAGCAATGCTCAAGCGGCGGGTCTTGTAACCCAGTTCTATGGATTGCCCCCAGAAGTTCAGCAGAAGGTCGCCCTGTTTTACAACCAGAGCCTCAAAGCCCTTGGGATCGTGGATGCAGAGTCGATCATTCAGCCCTTTGCCCCGCCTCCTACACAGAATGGGATGACTCCAGACGGACGAGTATTCGGCCAAGCTGGATCCCCTGGCTCACCTCCGCCTAGCGTTGGTGGAACGAAAAGCGTCCCTGTTGACGCTGGCCTAGCTGGCGGTAATCCGACACCCGCATGAGCGATCCAGCCAGCCAACTGGCACTCATCGAGCGGTTAAAAGACAATTCTGGGTACACCGAGTGGTACTTGCCGACCCTTTCAAGGCATTTGGAAGGTCTTAAAGAAGCGGTCTTGGAAGCTGGAATCACCCCCGAAGAGCGTCAAAACAGGCACTCGGCCTATATGGCGGTTAAGGAAGTGCTGGCTCTGGTTCCGTCACAGGAGGCCGCACTTTATAGGATTCTGCAAGGCCACGAATCACGGCCAGAGCCTCGTCGTAAGTAAAGAATTTATCCACGAACTTAACTAGACGAACCTTTTCGTCGGCCAAAACCTTATGGGCGGTGCATTTGTCCTCAGTAGTATTGTGTAGGCAAACCTCCTCGTAAGAAGCAGATCCTGGCACTCTGACCCCAACTAGAAAAGTTGTGGCTTTGCTACCGCTCTTATCGGCGAAGTCGGCTTCTTTGATAAGCTCTAGGGCTTGTTCTTGTGTGATGTTTTGATCCATCAGCATAAAGATCTGAGAGTGGGTGTAAGAGGTCGAAACTACGGAAGCTTGGCAGTCTTTTGGAATTGGACGGTCAACGTCTAAGACGAGCATTGAAACTCCCTCCCCATTTTCTGGTTTGGCGTTTATTATCTTAAAGGAAAACACGCCATCCTTTAAAACCTTTTTAGCTTCGGTAATGTCGTTGAACTTTGGCGCGGAATGATGAAGAACCCCGTCAGAATCAATCGTATTTCCAATATAATACCTAGAATCTGGATCATGCTTCATCGATACAGACACGCCCTCACCACCCCAGATCATTGATAGAAACTCAACCGCCTTGTTGAATCCAATATGCTCTGGGGACTCTGCAAGAACCTCTGCCTTAAGGTCGTCTGCGCTTGGAGTAATCAAAGCTCCTGTTCTTTGTTCTTTAGCGATTTTCTTAAGCATCATGGTGCTCACTTGCTTGCGAGGGCTGTGACGGAATGCCCTACATAGCAAGTCGGAATGGCTGTGCCGTATCCCTAAAATTCCCGATCCGTAGGCAATCGGCCAATCGTGAGATGATAGCCCTTTTTTAAAAGAAAAGTGCCTTCGCAATAAGAACTGACTACCCGAAGATATGTTCTGAATTGCCGAATCTAGCAGAATATACGAGTCGACCAGTTCTCTTGCCGCATTCCTGTATATCGCAAAAGTACTAGAGCAAATATAACCACTTTGCGGCGTGATCTCACCCAGAACTCCCATCCCTACTTTATCTAGCTCATCCTCAAGACCTTCCTGTGCTGAGATTTTTGTATTTGGATCTATCTTTACAATTACCCTCCCAGACAGGCGAAGGCCAAGCACGAGCAACTCATGGATAGCCAGACCACCGCTTCGTTCGTGGTAAATATCCTCAGATGTTGTCTGTATTAGGTCTGCGTAATCCTCCAGATCCTTTGGGTATATGCAATTATTAGCCAAGACTCCAAGCTGGCAGTTGGGGTAAGATTCCTTAACCGCTTTAGCTGTTTGAATGGATAGCTCTTTGTCGCCATCCCATATCTGCATGACAACGATCATTCTTCCTTGCCCCATTTTCCCTTTGGACAGCTTTGAGATGGCATGTGCAACTTGCCAACTCCACACCCACATACCCTACATCTACCAGTACCCAAAAAAGCCGACGGATCGTAATACTCACACCCAACGCAAATCTCCTTACGTAATGCAAATGTTTCTGGTCTTACTTTTGTGGCAAGCGTCCCATCTGCTGTGGCCTTCTTGATTGCTGAACCAAGGGACAAAGCTTGCTGTAGTATTGATGGAGACTTAAAAAATAACTCCAGAACAGCTCTCGGGGAGGCAAGAATATCTCCATCTACAGAGCATACCCAATCTGCGCTTATTGGTTGACGAGTTAGGGCGTTAGGCTCATAGCATCGACCGATCATTCCTCTTCTTACAAAAGGCCTCAGATGCTTAACATCTTCTTCCATTGGAGCCGAGAAAAGATAGGCAGTCCTGCAAGAGCTTTCGTACTGCAGAGTCTTTGTGCGTGAGAGTTCAATCATAAGTTGGTCTGTAGTTACGGATCCCACCTTGAATATCCTCCTGTCGACCTCAAGGCACATAAGGCCGTGGGTCAGCACGATTCCAGTTTCGTCCCATATTAGTTCGGTTTTTTTCATTTCTTACTCCATTTCTGTTAGTAGTTTGAATTCTATTGTGAGATCTAACGTAAATTGGTGCTTATCCTCCTCGTGGGCTGAACCGTAGCACGAAAGATTCTTGAATTGTGTGTACTCGAGCGGCGCACACTGTTTAAATGGTTCACAAGGATCTGCAGCGCAATCGTCGTCCTCTTCTGACGGGGCGCAATTACAACATCCACATTCATCTACAAGAATGCATTGCCCCTCGCACGTCGTTTTAGAGTTGTCATCACACGTTTTTTTCGCTCCAGAAACACGAAACGAAATACCGCACGGATCATCGATGACATGAGGAGTCGCGTTGCAACACGGTGATTGGCCGATAACTCCATTGCATCCACCTGGATCACAGCAAGATTTATCATCTACGCATTCCTTACAGCCTTTGTAAGGATTACCCAATTCAAGTGCTGATTGCACATTGTAGCCACCATTCCCCACCCCAAAACTAACAAAAGGGGCTGCTGGGGTTATGCACGCAGTTTCCTTTTCTATCCTTAAGACAACCCAAATCTCGGCCGTATCCTGCCAGTCTTCACATTTAATTGTAAGAGTACCAGCCTGCTTCTTTTCGTATCTGTAAAGGGAATTATCCGATGGCTTATTTTTGTCAGCAGTCTCAGAGTTGATGAATATAGCCGTACCTAAACTGGGTTCTTGCTTATAAAAGTAATATGGAAGTACATCAGATATATATCCAGAAAACCAGAGCGTTAGGTCTTCTTTTGCTTCATTTTCTACTTTTGTTATCAGCGGGACGGGGGCAGTTTCATACAACCCGCTATACTCAGTAGGATGACCAACATATTTTCCTATGGCAAATGTTATGCCGTAAGTGCCGTCGCAGGATTTTTTCTCCGTGGAAATCAGCATAGGCTCTTGGCACGAATTTATCGCTGGGTCGGGGTTTGTGCATGGCCCTTGGCATTCGCATATTAACTTGAGTTCGCCCCAGTCCGACCCGCAATCCTTTAATTCAGACGGGCATTTGCAAGTATTTGCCTTCTTGTTGTAACGATCTAACGGTTCAAATCCTTGAGGGCAGTTGCCTTTAAATGTTGTTTTTAATCCTGTGCTATTCCAAGTCATTTTCCAATCGTTATGGTGAAACGTCAATTCCTTGGACGCACACTCATCCTTTTCCCATAATGTTTCGGGAGTTTCTTTTCCTATCTGGCTATAGTCCCAGCCTATCCCATTAAAAGAACAGAAAAGACTCGGACCGCTTACGTGTAGCGGTCTAACAAACGTATCTTCATTATTGAAATAACTCCTTAAAAGTTGCCCACCCTCATAGCAAAGCGTCTGATTGCTAGGGTATGCCGAGTCAAAGCCAAAGCCATATGTTTTCTCAATAAATGGCGAGGCAGTGCTTTCAAGATAGTTATATGCTATTGCTGTATTTGTTTCGCAGTCGGGATTTTCAAATCTTTTCGACTTCATATTGTCTTCTTCTGAAGCAACTAGCATGCTGTTATTTGTTATTGGATACGGAAGGCAACCAGAGCTTAGTTTTGTTTGCTTCTGGAAGACGTAAACCTGTTTGAGCGTAGGGTCTGGGAGCGGTTGTTGTGGCAACGAATCCGCATCTTTAAATAGGCAATCTGGTCTTGTAAGCTTTCGCAAGGCAGCCTCTTCAAGGCTACCAAAGAATGCGTTCCCCGAGATATCAAGGGTCTTCTGTTTTTCTTTTTCTTCCCAGACATCTGCGGCTTGTTTGTATCTGTAGGCCGTCATTTCCAGATCACCATCCAAGCTAATCGTTGTAGTTTGTTTTGATGACAAGCACTGGACCGTGAAAGTATGCGACACATCAGTGCATGTGCCTGGGGGGCAAGGTGAAAACATCATTTCCCCCGTTTGTTTAGCCTCACTTTTGTCTGGCCCCTCATTCCCAAGCCAATCCTTGCATTTTATGCTGTTTCTTTCGATTGAATGCGAAACCGAACCAGTAAGCACTATCTCTTTACAACAGTTTATTATCTTATGAGCTGTTTCCAATGGAACAGACTTCAATATATGTGCATGGTGCAAGCGATTGGTTGGTATTGGCTGTCCTTCTTTCAGCCCGCCAAAACCCGACCCGAAGGTTGAATAGTAGCCGTTCTTCATTGGCTCGGCACTTTCGGTAAAACGAAGCGGTCTAATTAAGGCTCCAGAAGTAAATCCGATGCCCTTTGGAATATCTATTACCAGATCATCCCCATATTCCTCTATCCCGCTTCTTGAGCAGTATTTCATCGGAAACTTTGAATTGACCGTCAATGGAAGGTTTTCTTGCGGGATGGCGGCATAGTCCTCGTAAGACTTTTTTGGATCTGCGTGATACCACTTTCTCTTATTTTCTTCATAATGCGGGGAGTCCTTTATTGTGGCTTTTCTGCAATTTATCGCTGTTTTTGAATCCTTCTCCTGCAGGGCGTCTTTACCGAATGGCTTGGCTATACATCCGTAAACCTCTTCGCCAAAATTACCCCCCTCCTCAAAATCATATTTTAGATCATCGCCACTTTTTACTGTTTTGTTATATATCCCTTTTCCATCGGACTTGTCGACTCCAGCAGGCCCATCGCCAAGCAGTTCCCTGTCTCTCCCTTCTTTCTCACCCACATCTCCAAGGGATCTAATGAACTTATGTAAGACCGATCCAGTAGTCCCAAGAGAAGAGCCAAACCGCTGAAAGGATGTTATTCTGCCCTTCATGCTGTTGTAATCAAAACCCCACGATATCCGTTTACGCAGGCAGGCATAACTATCGGAACAGAAAACGAGCTTTGAATGACTGGATATGTGAGATTGTGTCCAAACTTGGGGAACGGCCTCGCCTTTTTAACAAGACCAAGGAAGTGACGAACCTTTGTTTGTTGTGCCAGTTCTAATTCTGGTTCAAATAAAGTTTTCGGCACATTATACCCCTTGATCTCTGCTGATGTAATTGCCGCATCACTTACATCACATTCAATATAGACGTAAGTAGTATCTCCCTGCGTGGGCTGCTCCTCGTCCAACCCCTCCACTACTATTGGGGAACCATAAATAAATGATTCTTTTGGGCCAACGAAATACTTCTGCATCATGCCGTTAGAGAATTTTCCAGGCCTAATCTGGAAGAAGGCGTGCCACGCGAAAAACCTTGCATTCAGTAAACCCTCACCAAAAAATCTAGCGGCTGTCCCGACAACATGGCCGTACCCAGACGCTGGGCTAACCCCTAGAGGGCCAAGGGATTTGGGTTTGCTCATCCTCAACTAATCCGCCAAGGATCCTATTCAGCAACCTCCTCTATCACTATGCGTCGCATCCACTAACAAATCTCTTCCGTTCTCGCTCTGAATGTTTTGTCTTGTCTAATGAGCGAAAATAATACTCTGGCGCAAGCCGAGAAAACCCCTCAAACAACGGGTGCAGAACCACAAGTTACTGCACGGACGGAAACTGGTGTGGCGACACTTGATGAGCGTGCTTATCACGAACTCGTTCAAGGCTTAAAGGAAACGGCGGAACCCGCCCCGACTCCAGAGGCTCCCAAGGAAGAGCCTACGGCTGAACAAGCCCCTGCGGTCGAGGAAGCTCCAGTCGAACCCAAGGCCGAAGACGAGACTCCAGAGGCAGAAGCCGAACTCCCCGAAAGGGTGCGTATCGGAAGCTGGTCGGAGAATGAACGCAAGGCTCTCAAGATTCGGGCTAGGAATCCAGACCTCACCCTTGAACAGGCTATGGCTATGGTCAAAGGAGAGGCGGAACCCGCCAAGGCACAAGAGGAGCAGTTTGTTGCTCCCGCCGACATCGAAACCAAGATCGACGAAGTAGCGCAGGCGAAAGCCGCCGCTTTTAAGAATCTTGAATTCGACAAGGTTGCCGAGCTTGAAGTCGAAATGCTGAAACTGAACAAAGAACTTCGGAAGTCTGAAAGAATGGCTACCGAACGCGAATCTGTTCAGCAGACGCAACGTGCCAAGGGAATTGAAGAAGCAAAGGCTCGTGCCGTGGAGTTTTATCCCGATGCGGGCAAAGCCGATTCAGCCCTTGTTAAGAAGATGAATGAGATCTTCGACACAATGGTCGATACAGGGAATCCCCTCGTAAAAGACCCTTCGATGCCCTTCAAGCTGACACAAATGGCCGCTAATGAGCTTGGGATTGCACCTCGCAACCCTAGTGCAAAAGCACCCTCGCCAAGTGTCGCCCGCAAGGCTCCGTCAATTCAACCAGCGAGCGGTAACGCCCGCACAACTCCACAAGCCCCGCTTAATGCTAGAGATTTAGCCGACAAACTGGACGACCTAGAGGCGTATCAGCTCTTGATGGCAAAGCTTTAGGGCGAGGCTTACAAACAAAATAGGAGGATAATAAGATGCCTAATCTTTTAATCCCAACAAACAACACGACGAGCGATATCTCGTCACAAGCTTCCAATTTTCTACCCGAACTTTGGAAGAAAGGGGTTCAACTCTCGGAAGCCGCTGAGAATTTCTTTCAGCAGTTCGAGGGACCCACAGAAAGCTACCCAGTCATGTCAGTCCGTGACTTGAGCAAGGGGGCGGGGACGAAAATCACGTTCCGCACCATGTCTCAGCTCTACGGCGAAGGCGTGCAGGGTGAAACCTTAATCCAAGACAACACGGAAGACTTCCGAGTCGGATCTTATAATCTGACTGTGGATTTCTTGCGTCACGCTGTCTCTTACAATCGTCGGCTCGAGGAGAAAACTGCTCTCGCCTCCGAATTGAAGAGCAATGTGCCTGTGATGCTCGGTAACTGGCTCGGACGGATGAAAACCGAACGACTCCAGAAGCTGTTCCTCCACAGGGGTACTGCGAAAAACTACTACCAGGCTAACGGAAAGGCCTCGATCAATGCGCTGTCGCATACCGATACCCTCTCCTATGACGGCTTAATCGCCGCTGGTCAGCAACTCCGCACTCGTGGGGCTCGCCCTGCGACCATCGGCCAAGTTGGCAAGAACAAGATCCAGAAGTTCGTTATCGTTTCCACAGGCGAAGGCTTGCTTTCCCTTAAGAGCGAATCGAAATATCTGGCCGCCTTGAACGCCGCCGCCGCCGCTGAAGGTGAAGGTGCGAAGCAGTTCACTGGTGGATACGTCGATCTCGATGGTCACGTCATCCGTCAGTTTGACCCTGCCGACCACGATGGTTTCGGTGCGATCGGATCTCCGATCAATGCCAAAGCCAGCTTGGGCGTCGCCATCACCTCAGCTGGTGTCTTGGCCGCAAGCGCGACTTCCTTCACCCTCAAGGGTGGTGGATCTGCTACCGCCGCCGCCAAAACCGCTCCGAAGTACTTCAAGTTCTTCAGCGGGTACACCTATCCGACTGGTCTCGACCAGAGCGAAACCGCCATTAACTTCTCGAATCCTACTGGCACAGCCAGCGGGACGAGCTACACGGCTGGATACGTTCTGATCCTGTCGAGCGGTAAGTACGGCTTGTACAAATACACCACCAACGACGGAAACACGCTGAACATCACCAAGGCATTGGTTCCTTCCGACGCAACTATCGGCGCAAGTAACACCCTTGCAGTCAAAAAGGCTACGGCCACGACTGGATGGGATGCGTCCGAAGCCACCCTCAATGCAAACGCATTTGCTGATTCAAAGATCACCAACGCACACGCAGTTGGGGATTTGATTATCGAGTGTAACTCGTCGGGCGTACCGATTGGGCGCACGATGGTTCTCGGAGCTATGGCCGCAGTTCGCGGTTACGGATCCTTGGACGGCGAGCGTTCCGAAGAGACGTTTGATGGCGAGTTCATTCGCAAGACCTACATCACGAGCATCTTTGGGCAAAGCCCTTATGTCCGTGTTGACGGCGAACAACCCAACTACCTCGTACTGAACCACGCTGTTCGTTACGCAGGCTTGGTGTTGCCCGTGGACAACTTGACCTAAGTCTATTGGAGAGCGGGGTCGGGGGGAAACCCTCGGCCCCGCCTTTCCTTTTATGAAGCTCCTCATCACAATTACTGGTTCTTCTCGATACAACCCAGCCATCAGACTCTCTGGTGGATCTGGTCGGTACTACACTTTTATCTGGAACAACGAATTTAATGCCCATGTCTGGAATCGAGGCGTTATTAGCCAAGATGATTCCTCATCGGTGGATGATATTTTCGCTACTAAAGATGCTTTTTACAGGCCAGCGGTTAAAATTGTTAAAGAAGATGAGAGGCCTGTTGATAAAACCCCTGCCCCTGTTGCAAAGACTAGGAGGCCTCGCAAGGCGGTGGCTGTATGAACGTCACCCAAGCCATAGATGCAATTTATGAAGTGTTCGGCATACCAAATAATGCGTCTGCCCCCGAAATCATGCGAAGGCGGATATTCAACGACCTTAATTCGGCATTGCAACTCATCTGGTCAAAAGGGCATAGGCTTTTGGATTACTACACTCGTCAGACGATTACTGCGACCATCACGGCCAACTCAAATAATGTTGTCCTCAGTGACTCGGTGTCGGCGGTTCTAGGGCCTGTAAAGCGTGTTTCTGATAATGTTGGCCTTCGCCCGATCCGCACAAGGGGCGAGTACGATTCATTTGCCTCCATCTATGCTGGATCTCTTACAGCTCTTACTGGTGCACCACCTCAAGCCTATTTTGCAGATCAAGAACGGCCTACCCCAGACTCAGCCGACTCAACAAAGATCACGATGTTTGTAGTGCCATCACCAACCACAAACACATCTCTCTCGATAGAGGTTTCGCTCAAAGCCCCAGCTTTCACTACTGCCGACTACGCAAGCTCCACAGCGATCCCGATACCGCATAACTATGCTGAGACCCTTCTGTTGCCTATCGCTCGCTACTTATCTAGCAGTTCCCTGTTCTTTGCCGATAAATCCAAACAGAGAGAGCCTTTGCTAAAGGCTGAGTATGACAGGGCATTGAAAACCCTAGAGGAGGCCAAATGACATCATTACAGCTCGCCCAAAGGGTCATTTCATTCACTAATCTTCCGAGTGATCCAATCTCTATACCAGCCGATCTGGCCGCAACTCTGATCGGTGCGATCAATGCTGGGTTTGCGAAATACTACTTTTCAGCTCCTTCTGGCCGTAAGACAACTCCTGTCACATCGTTCCAGCTTGCCCCTGTAAGCGTGTCCGTTGGCCTTACCCAAGGATCTAGGAATGTGACAGGCCTTACCCTGTCCTCTGATACTGACAGGATCGGCGATACGCTTGAGATCGGTGACCGCAAGTGTCCTCTTGGTATTGGATCTACCCTTCGGGATCCGTGGTCTTTGGCTACTGGGACATATACTGGTCTGCTTTATGACGATGCGATCCCCTTGTGGGCTCCAATCCGTCGCATTGAAGGATCTGTAATCTGGGACGAAGACCATCGCCTAACCTTTCTTTCTGAAGCTCCAGTACGCCAAGACACACTCACTTACTACAGGCAGAGTGGCCTTCCAGCGTATTATACCGCCGAATACCTCGGAGACACTATTGGCGGCGGGGCCAGGGCTTTGGTTCGGGTTATCCCCTTGCCTACAAAGGCTTCTTCGATCCGTTTCTCAGCATCGTTAGAGCCACAGCAGTTGGTACTTTCAGATCTCCAAACCTCTATCGTAATCTACACCCCAAGCTCTGATATCGAGGCTTTTTTGATTCCGATCATTGTTGGGGAACTGGCGACAACTTCCCTGCTTAAACCAGAGCTAGACAAAAACCTTATCGTAAAGAAGGCGTCGGAGTCCTTGGCCTTCTTGAAGTCGTACCACGAGCCTATAAGCGGTGCGATGAACAAGATGATGACTCCTGTGGGGTTCTAGTATGGCTCTTGTCGTACCACTTGCCTCTTCTGCCAGCGTCATCGAAAATATCCTCTTCAAGGTGCGGAGAGGGATTGCGTTGTCTCGGAATGCTTCACAGGCAAATCCAAACACAGGGGTAATGGTGGATCTCCCAGAAAAGATTGATTTTGAGATGACCCTTTTGAAATCTCACCAGAGCTTAACAAACAGCAGAGTTCTGGATAGCCTTGACGAAGTTATATCAAGCGAAGTTTCTGGGGATAGCGATTCAGAGACTTCTTACTCCATAGAAGAGAATGCCGATAGCACTAGATCAAGTTCGGCTGAGACTGACGACAGTAAGGCTGGAGATACTTCAAAAGGAAATGGCAGAGGAAATGGATTTGAAAAAGGATTTTCCGAAGGACAAGACAAAGGCAACGGGCAAGGCAAAGGCCAAGGCAATGGAGAAAGCAAAGGAGAAGGCAAGGGGCAAGGTAGAGGCAACGGGCAAGGTAAAGGCAACGGGCAAGGTAAAGGCAACGGGCAAGGTAAAGGCCAAGGCAAGGGCAACGGGGGAGAGAAAGGCAACGGGCAAGGCAAAGGCCACGGTCAAGGTAAAGGCAACGGGGGAGGGAAAGGCAACGGACAAGGCAAAGGCAACGGACAAGGTAAAGGCAACGAACAGGGGAAAGGCAACGGACAGGGTAATGGAAACGGCAAGGGCAATGGAAACGGCAAGGGCAATGGAAACGGCGACGAAGAGCGATGCACATACCAAGACCACAAAGCCAATAGGGAATATGACAAATTCGACACCGACACGGGGGACATAACTGGAATCTCTCTCTAATAAGGAGCATTTATGGGATATCAATTAGTAGACACAAAGAACGACTCGATTGCCAATAATTCGGCGAGCGTATCGAATAGCTCGTCTAATAGCAGTTCTTCGAGCAATTCAAATAGCTCGAGTAGTTCCAGTTCCAGGAGCAACTCCAGCTCGAACAGCTCGTCAAACTCGCAATCTAATTCAAACTCCAGCAGTACGTCTAACTCTAAATCTTCGTCTAATTCTCAGAGCAATTCAAGATCTTCATCTAGCTCCCAGAGTAACTCAAGCTCGTCGTCTAACTCTCAAAGCAACTCAAGCTCAAGGTCCCAAAGTAACTCGAGCTCTCAAAGCAATTCAAGTTCCAGCTCTAAATCTTCGTCGCAATCCAATAGCAGTTCGACCTCTCAGTCTTCTTCAAGCTCCACGAGTTCGTCAAGTTCACGCTCTAACAGCAATTCGACCTCCAGCTCCACCTCGTCGTCATCCTCAAGAAGCTCCAGCAGTTCTACTTCTTCAAGTGGAAGCAAAAGCAGTTCAAGTAGTACTTCTACCTCCAGAAGCTCTAATACCAGTAGCAGTCGCTCTACGTCTGGGCAGACAACCAAGACGGAGACGCAAAAGGATGACGTAGGGTGCGTCATAAGGTTTAGCGTCCCAATCGTTGTCCAGTATCCAGGAGATGTCACATGAGCCGATCCGAGCATCGTGAATTTATGTCCGAGAGGATGGCGAGGATGGAGGAGCGTATGATCTCCATGTCCAACGATGTATCCGAAATGAAGGCGGTTATGGAGAAAAGCTTCGCGAGCTTCGGGGATCTAGCCAACAGAGTTTCGGCACTTGAGGGCTTTAAGAAGTTCTTCATTTTAGTCGCATCGGCTTTGGGAACTATTGTTGGGCTTGCTGTAGAGGCGGCGATGAATTGGAGGAGTAGATGACAATCGTTGATCTTGCCGATCTCGATACGTTTATTCGCGACTCTCTGTTTGAGGTTAGAAGAGGGATTGCCAACTCACGAAATGCAACACAGGCAAACCCCTTAAATGGGGTGATGGTCGATCTTCCAGAAAAGATAGATTTCGAGGTAATGGTGGTTTCTGGCTACCAATCCTTAAAAAGAGTCTCCTCGATAATCGAGAGCACTAAGGAGAGCTTACATGGATCTGGTTCTGCAGGGTCTCTCGAGCGAGCAAGGGGAGGATCTAAGGATGGAGAGTCTTCCTCCTCAAGTTCGAAAAGTTCGGAACAATCTGAGTCAAAAGAAACCTCAGAATCTTCGGACAGCTCTTCGTTGGCGGAGTCTGACGCTACGGCCAAAGCCGAGTCTTCAGCTGACGCGCAAGCCACAAGTTCCAGCGATAGCGACTCTGATTCTTCCTCTGAAAGTGAGAGCAAGTCTGAGGGTTCCTCGGAAAGCGAGGCTCAGTCAGACTCCAAAGCGGAGGCAGACTCCAAGGCAGACTCAAATGCGGAGGCGGATGCCGATTCAGACTCCAAAGCGGAGGCAGATGCTGACGCAAATGCTGACGCCAGAGCCGAGGCATCGGCAGATGCTGACGCTAGGGCAAATGCAGAAGCAGATGCTGATGCTGATGCGGAAGCCAAGGCTGATGCGGACGCAAAAGCTACATCGGAAAAAAGCAACAGCAGACAAATTGAGGTTCACAAAGAGGCTAACGACAGGGCTTCTAAGACATTTGACGAAGAAGAAGGCGAATGGGGCGGGCAAGGCCAGCTTTCAACGCCAGCATTACCAGGAGGTAAGGCGTGCAACTGCTAATTCTTTTGGCCGTTTTCTTTTGCGGGTGTTCAACACCTAGGCAGTCGGCTGACTTTTCTGTGGCGGAAGCTCGTATCGACGAGGCTATTGCTGTCGCCAACCCAGAAGCCAAGAAGCATCTAGTCGTAGCTAAAGCCCAACTAGAAAGTGCCGTACAGGCCTGTAAGCAGACCTCTGTGGATCTAGACGAGGCGGTCAAAGAAAAGAACGAGGCAATCAAGAATGCTGGAGTATGGAAGGATAAACAGCGGAAGGCCTTGAAAGAGCTTTGGATCTATCGTGGTGCGCTTATCGCTTTAGGGATATGGATGTTTAGAGGGGTCATATTCGGCGGTATTATGTTTGTGGCTAGGAAGTTCGTGGGGATCCCTTGGTGAAGAAGTTCCTGTCCAAGTTCCAAGGTCTTGGCTCTTTTTGTATAGCCATCATTGTGTTCTGGTCGGCCGCCCCGCTGATCCAGCACTTTGATCCATCGGCTGGGACGTATGACCGAGGATCCCTACATGGTCTGATTTTAGGGTCTTCTGCCTATTTACTGGCGGTGTGGCTGGCGTGGTTTGTTGTGCAAATGGAGTGGCCTTCGATCAACGAGTATATCGATACCTTGAGCTGGCTACAGGACTGGAGATCTACAACCAGAACCGTTCGCCTCGTCATTGTGCTTTGCCTATGGTGCGTCCTTTTTATAGGAGCCGTGGTATGCCTTCTTGGCTGGCGTTAATCCTAATCCCCTTCCTGTCTTTTGCCGATGACCGAGGATGCGTCCTTGTCCAAGCCAGAAAGCTTGTTGGCGTAAAGGAGTGGGGTGTAAATACAGGCCCAGAGGTAGATCTGTTCTTGTCCTCGGTTGAACTCGAACCAGGAAATCCTTGGTGTGCCGCTTTTAACTACTATGTGTTCCGTGAGGCTGGATATGGCGACCTAGTACCCAAAACAGGCTGGAGTCCTTCTTGGGTGGTTGGTGGCAAGAGGGTCAGCTACTCGCCCCCTGCTTCCGTCTTTGGGATCTACTTTAGTTCCCTTGGTCGGATAGCCCATACAGGACTGATTGAGCGAACCGAGAATGGGTTTGCGACCACAATCGAGGGCAATACCAATTCGGCTGGGGATCGGGGTGCTGGCGGGGGTGACGGCGTATACCGAAGGAAAAGGTCGATGAGGACGCTCGTGTGCCGAGATTGGCTAAAGTGATAATCGCCCAATTCATCAAGGGTTTAATTGAGTTGTGGGTTGAAAGAAAACCCGAACAGGAAAGGTCAACCTTCTCTCGGTGGCTGTGGAGCAAGCGTCCTGGTACTCGGACTCCGTGGGATTTTAGGGATGAAGACAGAGACGGATACGACGACAGATTTGAGCCCCAGAAAGACGACAACTACTACCGATGAAAAAATACCAAAAGTTCATGGCGGGGTTCGATCTTCACGGAGATATGCAAGATAGAGCTGTGACAAAGAAGTTCTTCCAGTTTTCAGAAGCATTTAGACCAGATATAAAAATAATGGGCGGAGACCTCTTTGACTTTCGTGGATTGAGAAAGAAGGCCGACAAGGCCGAACAGGCAGAAAGCCTATCAGACGACGTAGCCTGTGGGATCGAGTTCTTGAGTAAATGGATGGATGGTAAAGGCACAAAGGTCTGGCTTCGCGGGAATCATTGCCAGCGACTCTGGGATGTGGCCGAAAGCGAATCGGACGGACTAAAGCGAGATGCGGCGATTAAAGGAGTCCAAGAGCTAGACGATCTGTGCAAAACCCTTGGGATTAAAACCTATCCTTACTCAAAGAGACTTGGGATCCATCGGGAGGGTCGCCTTTGCTTCCTTCACGGATATGCCGCTGGGGTCTATGCCCTCCGCAAAACCCTCCAGAGCTATGGAGAGAATGTGATTATGGGGCATACCCACACCATCCAATCTGTCTCCGTTGAGGGGCTTGTTCCCAAGCAAGGTTGGGTCGCTGGATGCTTATGTCAGTTAGACTATGAGTACAACCGCTCAATGCTTGGCACTCTGAATCACGAGAATGGCTGGGTATATGGCCTTATCTTTGACGATGGTAGCTTTGCCGTCTACCAAGCCAGACAGATCGCTGGCAAGTGGATCTTGCCGACAGAGTTTAAGGAGATTTAGCTTTTGGAAGCAGTCGGTAGTGGGGAATCATTCTGCCACTACCATTTGAGATCAATGCTCGGAATGACTTCCTTTCGGCAAGCCCTAGATTCATCAATCTTGTAACAGCCTTGGATGCGTGGCCGTGGGTCTTGCCTAGCTCCTTAGAGATTTGTTTTATTGTTTTCCAGCCATCTGGGATTGGACTCACTTTTTCTAATAAGTGCTTTTGCAAGGCTACTGCCCATTCGCTTTTCATTCGTAGATTACGAGTCCTCCGAACCCATCTTGGATATTGTAATCACGCCGTTTGAACCAGCCGTCACCTAGCTCATAGGCACAGACAAGCCGACCAAGCGGTGCTGTGGCGTATAATAGACCTTGGGGGCTGAACAACTGAAAGTGGTATTGGCTGTCGGCGTTGAATGGGGCAGATATGACCACATACCCGCAACTCAAACGACGAAGGTTTTCAAGAAACGAGGGAACATCTTTGACGTGCTCGATTACATCAAAGGCAGAAACCACCCCAAACTGACCAACTACCTCTTCCAGAGGCAGGGATATATCCACATTTAGATCGGGCGCTGGATCCTGTGTTACTGGGATGAAGCCGTGATTGGAGATCCTCCCTTTTGAATAGCCAAGGCCCGCCCCGACATCCAGCCAGAGCCTATTCTTGATAGGCATCGCAGAAAGGATCGAGGACGCTAACCCCTGTGTGAACCATTGGGTGTCTTCCCTGCCCTCCACTCCGCCTATGTTTGCTAGGTCAGTTTTCATATATATTTAGAGAATCTTCCAAAGGCACATTTCGGGCATCCAATACCCTTCTTTAGGTTGTCGTATGCGTTATCAGCCATCCGCCTTGATTTATTGGGGCTAAAGGCAAGCTGGGAAAGTCTGTGAGAGGCCTCGTCGTTACTTGAGACCAGAAAGCCAGTCTCTTGGTCTTTAATGAACTCTGGGACTCCGCCTTGATTCGCCCCGACCACCACAGCTCCGCTGGCGACGGCCTCAAACAAGACACGTGGGGCGTTTTCCTTTACTGGATACCACATCAAAAGGGCGTGGGCGTCTCGGAAGTAGTTAGCCAGAGTTGCGGGGCTGTAGATATGAGGGACTAGCTCGGCATTGATCTTGCCGTGGTATGGATGCCCTTCTTTGCCTACATCGCCCAATAGATCCTCGCCTTCCCTGCCCCATCCGACGACATTCAGCCTTGTTGTGACCCCAAGAGGAGCTGTCACCTTGTAGAACAGATCCCACATATCACGAGGGTACTTGAAGGGTTCATCGTCCCTGCCAATTCTTAATACATTGAGAGTATCTAGGGACTTGTTGGAAAACCTTAGCTTTCCCCACTTGCTATCAATGTTGAAGAAGGGAAAAACGTGCTGGAGATCCGCCGAAAGCCCTACTTCGTTTAGGCGTTTAGTTAGCTCTCCAAACTGGAAAGCAGACTGGCAAAGGATCTTTAGGTTCTTGGTCTTGGCTATGCCGACCAGCTCCTTGTCCCGAAGCACATTCATACAAGGCCAGTAAACCACTTGCCGAGGGGTCTCCTCGTTCTTCATCAAATAATCAAACATCCCATCCTCGCACCAGCACCAGACATTTTGGTCGTTGAACATACCAGGACTATAGGCTTCCGTAGCTACCCCAAGAGAATCCAGATACCGCCTCCTTGGTTCGGACGCAGAAAGAACATCTGTTCCCTGTGGAACAACGCAAGTGACCTCGACTCCGTTGTCTCGGAATAGCTCGATGGCGTGGCCTGTCTCGGGTCCCGCCCCACCGCATTGGTGAAGATACCCCCAGATATAGATCTTCATAGCCGAGGCAGTTTCCTTTTTAGCTGAAACCACGCAAAGAGGCCACGAACGATAGTCCTCTCTAGGTGATCTATGGCCGTCTCCCCATTGTTGTCGGGCTGGGGTTCGTTGAGGTGGATCTGTTGCTGGGCTGTTACTGCGTGTTTGATTGCCCTGCTAATATGATAGTCGTAGGTCGGCTTGTCTTTATAGAGCCATTCTCCAAAGGATGACTTGGCGGATCCGTTGCTCATAATTCTCCAAGTTATCTCGGCGGCCGCACTAGCCATCTCCGCAATAGATGGAACGTGTTTCTGGTCTTCGGTCATAATGAATCTCCTCTTTTTTGGATGTCGTAGTAAAACGAGTCGGTATCTTCTGTGACCCACTTGTCGGACTGGTTCTCAACCGACGGAAGCTCAGTATCCACACGAAACTGCTTTAGGTTGTCGGGTAGCTTCTTCGTTACCCAATTTGAATCCCTCCAAAAGATGCGGTTATTGGGCATACACAAGAGATACCCATCGTCGCCCGCAAAAACGTGACCGCACTTGTAGTCGGACGGCTCGTCGGAGTAAGGGTTATTGTACCAATCAATCGTGAACATATAAGTTCCCCAGACCTTGGATCCGTCACGCAAGACAATCTGCGCTCGGTGATACGCAAGAAAGTTGTACTCGGTAACCGCTACGTTCTCGGAGAAACAATCCCAGAGCTGTTTGTAATTGAAGGGGATGTCGTTAGTTGGCTCGTGTGTGTAAATCTCAGAAAGGGGAACTCGACTGCGAAGCATTCCCGAATCAGTCATCACATGGAAGGTGGTGATAGTTCCAGAACAGGACTGCAACCCGAACACATAGACTGCGTAGAACTCCTTGTCCGATTCGTTCTTGGTAAAGAAAGACTTTCTGACCATTGCCTTAAAGCTGGGGATGTTTTCGTTGAGCGTTGCCATTACTTCTTCCAGGGCAAATCGTTCTTAACCTTCTTCCAAACTGACTCGTCTTTGTCGAATTCAAGAGACCAGTTCATGACCTTGCTGTAGATCGAATATCCCCATCCAAACCGCATGAACGTCCTTGAGATCAAGTCCCCGATCCAATAGAGAGTCCAAGCCAAAGCCCTCATTTAACCTCACAGGGCGGAGACGCTTGCCTTGCGTCAAATGCCCTCCTCCAAAGAGTTTTCTTTAGTCCGTCAAAGTCCTTCCGTTTAACTCTGTCGGTAATAAACCAGAGTTTAGATCCGCTCATTTCGCAGGGAGCAGAAGCCTTCTTCACCTCCTCCGTAAAGCAGTAGGCCTCAATCGTGTAGGTGGGCATCACGCCCTTAACAAGGATCAGCTCTCCTTCGTCCTTGTCCTTCACCTTCCACTTGCCGTCTTGGGAATGCTTAACATCAATGTTGGTGTAAGGAAGATCCCCGCTACCAGATCGGTAGGTGTCCACAGATCCGTCCCAGTAGAGGCCTAGATACTTTGCCACAGCCATTTCAGCCCCAGCGGCCTCCACGTGCTGACCCCAAGACATCACAGGGTTACAGGGGTAAACATCCCTAGACTCTTTTTTAAGAGCAGACTTGTTCCTAGAGGATCCGACAAGAACAGCCACCTCGGCCTCGTACCCTTCAAGTCTGACAACTATCATAGCCGATTCTCCACAGCCTTGGCTTTGTGCTTCTTGGCGAGTTCCAGCGATTCCTTTGCCATTAGGGTGACAGCCTCGTAGTGATTGAGGCATTGCTGGATAGAGTGAACCATTGGAGTTGGAGCTGTCTTGGAAATCGAGCGAAGTAGCCTGTTCCCGTGATCGAGGCTGTCCAATAGTCTTGAGAATCGTTTTACGCTCATAGCCTCATCTCCGCTCGCTTTGAGGACTCGAACGAACGCCAGACCTCGATCTTGGCTTGCGCTCCGATCATCAGCCAACGAAGACGCTCCTCTTCTTGGACGGCTTCCTTTAATCCAAGCAACAGCTTCTGGTACTCCTCGTGGGAGTAGGCCTCTCGCTCCTGGGCGGCGATTGTGACCATCCCATCGTCGCTGGCGTCCCGCATCAAGATGGCCTTCTTGGTCTTTCTGAATTCCTCCAGATAGATGCGGTTGGCCTTGGCCTGTGCCAATGGCAAGGCGTTGTCTCGAATGAAGTCTAGGGCTTGGAGTGGTTCAGTCATTTTCGTTTGCGTAACTTTTTGATTTGGTTTTGGTAGTTCTCGATAAGTTCACGCAAGACACTTGAGTGCATTTGCACGGCTTCGTAGGGCTGATGACCAAAGCTAATTGCCTCTTCAACAAAAGCCTTCCGAACAGCTCTGTTCATAAGCGTGCATACAAGCGTATCCAGATCGTGTAGCCTCATATCATCCTCTGGATTGAGCGAACTGACCGACGAAGAACCCTAGAGATCCTTCGAGTGTCCCAGCCTAGCTTGCTTAGATTGCGAGCGACTTGGTATCGGGCATCAGCTCCAACGCCGTATCTGTCGTGGCGTAGGACGATATCCATTGAAACGCCAACATTCTGGCATTCCTTCTCAAGTTGATCGTCATCGGTTTCTGTGGGCTTCATGAGACGCTTGCCCTCTAGGACTTCGACTCGTTCTTCCACCTTCTTTACTCGCAACCCGAGGGCCGCGACCATTCCTGTAGTTAGATCTTGTTGGCTTATCATTGTTTTGTGACCTCTTTTATGTTTTGTGCTTTTATGGTGTGGGTTTCTTCTTTCTCATCGAGTAACTCTCGAAGTGCTTCTTTGAGTGCTGGCGATCCCTTCACCAGCTCTGCGGGATCCTTGATCTGTTGATGGGCGACCATAATCTGCTGGCGTTCCATCGGGCGTCCGATGGCGTAGGCCAATGCCAGTTCGCAAGACTTGAGGCGGGTCGGGAAATCCACGACCTCGTCGGCCTGTTGCCTTTGTCCGTCCCATTGAAACTTGGTTGCACCCAGACCTTCCTTCAAGACCGCCAAAATGGTCTTCTGCATCTCTGGGGAGTTCAGCTCATTTTCGAGCCACTCGGTCTTTTTCTTGGATAGTTCGGATACTTTTTCTCTGGTGGTTAGGGTTGGCATACGGCCTCCTTATTCTTCGCCATCTGGAATGCTTTTTCCCAGACAGCCTTGGGGGTTGACGCTTGGAGCATCGCTAGGCTTAAGCCTTCTTTAACTGCGGTGCTGACTAGACCAGCCACGACATCTGGCGAATTGAAATCAATCGGCTTGGGAGCGGGGCTGTCACAGGAAGACTTTTGGACTGGCTTGGCTTGGATCTTCGGCCTTATGTCATTTGAATCCGAGCGGCGGGCGCAGTTCCTAGCACAGGCTTTCCAGTCTACGACAGCGGTACGGCCACCGACCTTCCAGCCGTTGGCTTCGTAGTAGTCAAAAGCCTTCTCCGCATCCCCAGCATTCCAGCCCTTGATGGTATTGGCGTACTCAAGCCACTCTTCACGAGTAGGCTTCTTGTTCTTTGGGGCTATATCCCTTTTAGGACATTCCTTTTTAGGCTCTGGGGTCTTGGCTCGGTGGCGGATCTGACGCTCACGATCTGACTCCCTAACAGCCTCATCCCTCCGCATTCTTCTTGAAAACACGACATTCTTTTCATCCCTGCTGAAAACCCCATTGGCCTCCAACTCCTCCAACAATTTCCTCGTGGTCTGGGAATCCTCGCCAATGATCCGAGCTATTTGCTCCACGGATGCAGGGCTTCCTCCAATCAGCAAGAATCCGTGGGTATTGGACTTTGCCATCATTGCCAGTAGATCCATCCAGAGACCCCTTGCCCCAATCGAGCAAGAGCGAAGGCTTTCGTCGGAAAGCCAGTCGGATGGGAAGAATTTAATCCAAGGTAGTTTCATAGTTTTGTAATTTTCACTTCGATGCAGGGCTTTTCTGTCTTCCCCGCATATAGTTTCAAGGTTTCGCCAGCAACGATCTGGCTGTCATCCACCCAGAACATCGCCTGTGTTAGTGCGTCCTGTAGTGGTTTAAGTAGGTTGTCCCTGTCTGGACGGACTGGAGCTGGCTGACGGCCATTAGCCTTAAGCCTTTGAGGTCGCCTTAGTACAAAAGTAACATCGCAACGGAGTGGCCCTTGGATCTGCTCCTTGGCGTATTGCTTGGAAGCAAAGATCAGCTCCCGCACATAGGCCTTGGAAGTCGAGTCACGGAACACCCTTGGCCTACCGCCCTTGCTAGAGAAGCGGAGACCAGACTGAATCGTCTTAGGTTCGATGTTTAGTTTGAATTCCATGTTTGCCAGCACGCTTTCAGTTTCTGCAAGACGCTTCGTTTGTTACCCCGAAGAGTCACCACAAGGTTCTCCCCTGTCCTGTCCAGATCCACGACGGCTTGCTCAGTGCTTTTTAGCACTTCAAAAGCACACTCCTCGGTGATCTCCATCGCCCCATATCGGAAGGCGTACAGGGCAACCACGTTTTGCCAGAAGTTTGTCTGCTTCCGTGCAGATCCAATAACTTGTTCGGGTTTGGTTTTTTGAGGCCTATTCATCGTCTTTCTCCTTTGCTTTGGGTTGCCCAGACCAATGGTGGTACAGGGCTTGCATGAACTTGCTTCGCTGTCCTTTCGTCTGATCTCCACGGCTGTCGACAAACACATCGGGGCTTTCTTGGAACTCGACCAACACCAAATAGGTGGCGTTGGATTCCTTTAGGCTCGAAAGAGCCTTGATTGCCTTTTCGTCTGCCTTCACGCCGCCAACCTAAGATGAGTTTTGTTTTTGCGGGGTCCCTTGCGGGTCGGAGGAAGTGAAACAAGCTCGTGACCAATGAGGCTGGCTGGTACTGAACTTTTCGCATACGGCTTGTATGGGGTGACAGCAAACCCCTTCTGCTTTGCGTATCTGATAGTAGCCTTATCGACCTTGTATCGGTTCGCTATCTGGGATGGTGGCATACCAGCCTCATCCAAGGCTTTCCATTCTGCCCATCGCTTCGATACCTCTGTGGCCGATCTTCCGTACCGCTTCCTTGGGGTAGTCCTCATCCCTGCGAGGTTGATTTGAAACCTAACCTCTTTTGCCAGATCCATCGTGACTTTCGTATAGGCGTGCATCATCCGCTCAAAAGCACTTACCCGCTCCTCAAGGAACATAATGGTTTTGTGCTGTTGCCAGATCTGTTCGTTTAGGAGGCTAACCTCCGAACCAGCTACTATCGTCTTAATTTTCTCGTATAGAGTTTCCATATTTCTCCTTATGACCTCATCAGTCGTTGTGAATTTTTCATTTCAATGATGTCGGCAAGCACCGACTCGATTTTCGCCTTTGCTTCCTTTTCCTTGAGACCCGCCTTGGACGCCAAGCTCCTTGTCGCATCGGTCAACGAAACAGAGGAAGCACCCATCGCTACTTCCTCGCCGAACGCCTCTTTGATGAGGTGATAGGCAGAGGCAGAGCTGGTGATCGATCTCCGCTTGCTGTTGATTAACTTCCAACCAGGAATCTCGCCTCCAGCGTCAAGGATCTCCCTCGCCCGCTTGCGAACATTCTCAATCACGCTCTCGGCAAGGGTACAAACCTCCAGAAGCCTTGGGAGCTGGCTGGGGTCGATAATGGCAGAGGTCGACGTGGTCAGAGTCTTTGTGGCTTCCTGTGCTTCTGGGCAGATCCCTGTGGCTTTGCAGTACTGACACCAAGGGCCAACTTGGCGGGCGGCAGACTTATCGGCGATCCTGTCCAAGGCCAACAAGGTGCGTTCCCGCTCCAGTCGGATCTCTGACCGAGTCATCTTCTGCAACACGATGGGATTGTTGGGCTGGAGAATGGTCACATAGACCTCCTCAAGTCCGTATTCGTCGGCCGCCAAGAAGGCCAACACCCGAAGCTGGTGGCTCTTCTCGGTGGGAACGATCCCCATCCCTGTCTTGTAGTCTACGATCAGACCACGCTTAACGATGGTATCCGTCCAGAGAACAAGGTCGGGTTTCCCTGTCATCAGCGGAGTTTCCCCACGCTTCAAAACAAGTCGCTGTTCCCTGCTGGCCGTCAGCTTGCCCTTAAAGGTTTCGTCAACGGCTTTGACCTCAAGACGGAAGGCCTCCACGGCTTGCTTCTCCATCTCTTGCAAAAGCTCGGCACATTCCACCTCGTCAGCGTTGGGTAGGTCATTGACCTTTCCGTCAGCCAAGGCGAAGTGAATCCGATCCCCTCTTTTTGCCTCTGGGCCAGTTTCCGTGTCTGGGATCAGCTCCTCCAGTTGCACCGAGCCGACGCAGTTTGTCCACCGCTCGGCCTTCGATGCACTAGGAAGCCCCATCCGTCCGTCATCAAATGTCATATTGCTCCCTCCGAGGCTCTAGCCTGTATTTCAGATTGCAGATGTTTGTAGTAGAGGCTTCCAGTCTCCCGACCCTTCGGGAATTCAGTCCAAGTCTTCTTGTCCTGTTCAGCCGTCCACTTTCCGCTTCGCATTGCCTCAAGCCTGTCGATGGCCTCCTTGATGGAGGCGGTCTTCATTTTGTTAATTTTCAATTCAACTCCTTCCGCACCCAGTCGATGAGGGCACAAAAGCAAGCCACCAAGAAAACCAGACCCGTCACCCCCATCCCTACGCCAAGTAGGACAAAGACGACGATGCGGATCCATTCGATGAGTTCTTTCCAGAGCGAAAAATCAGAAGGGGAGATCATCAGATTCATCGCCTCCTCCTTGGGGTTTCTCGGGGTTTTCCAGCAACACTTCGGCAATGATCTCGTTCCGCTCGACATCCTTTTTGAAAGGCTTGCCGTCATTCGCCAGTTTCAAGTCTTGGGAGGCCAGCCATTCGAGGTAGCGAAGACCATCCTCATCCTTGGCAACTTGGCGAATGGTCAGACCCTTGTACTTCCCAAAGGTCAGAGCCATATCACGAGTCGGGGCGTTGGGATCACGCTTCGGCAAAGCCTTCGCTTCACGCACGATTGCCTCTGCAAAGTCCTTCTTCAACGCCTTCTCCTCAACGATCTCGAGCTTGGGGGCTGAAGCGGGAGTCGATACGATCTTAACAGGGGCTTGGGTTGCGTAGGAGGAAGAAGAAGGAAAGCCACCTTCTGGAACTTCCTCGGCTGGGGTGACAGAGAGGTTCTTTACTCCCATCAAAGGCACGCAAGAGGCCAGAGCCATCTTACAAACCTTGGACGCCGCACGAGTCTGAGCCATAGAGCGTACTGCGTACTCTGGGGCTGATTTCCAGCGGGGTTCTGTGCGATCACAATATCCTTCGGCCTCTGCCACCACTACTCCGTCATCCACACGTTTTAGATATGCCTTGGCAACAAACCCGTCGCCTTCCTTGCGAACTTCACCACCGCTGACTACGAATCCAAATGCGTTCGCCATCATCGCCCAACCTGGGGACTGGATATATTTCTTTCCTTGAATCTCGATGGTCTGTCCAAGCACTCCTTCACGCACAGCGTTGGCAACAGCGATATTCCGACGATGCAACAATGTCGGATCTGCTAACTGATTTTCTGGAACGACTAACTGAGTTGTCATTTATATTCTCCTATACTTTTTCTATTTTGGGTTGGAGAAGGCGTTCGGCCTCCTCCGCAGGGATAAGTCCGTTACGGCAAATAATTGAGCCAGCTTCGATCAACTCGAAGATTTGGCAGAGAGAGAAGCCCAGTCGTTTAGCGAGGACTGAGGAGGAGATTCGAGAATCTGCTGTTAAGGACTTAGAAGTCCCAAGCGATACATTTGACCAAAAATTTTTTTCAACTGCGGATTTTTTTTCGGTTGGGAGAGCGATTTCGCTCTCAGATAATACTATGTCGATGCCAAGCGGGACTCTCTTCGGAGAGTAAATATTGTATCGAATTTGAGAGCTATCGCTTGGCACTCCATCGTTTGAGTGCGTTTGCTTTTGCGGCGAGACGCTTTTTTTCACTCTTAGCTCTCCCACCTTTTGCACCGAGAATTTTCATCAGACTGGAAACTTTTTCTGAGGTGCATCCACCAGAGATTGCTAAATGGAGCTCAGATGACAACAAAAATCTTTCGACTCTTTTTTTTGCCCTCTGGGAAGCGACGACAGCGGGCGACATTAGGGCTTCACGCCTCGCTTTGACTGCGGGATCGATCTCTGGACAGGCTCTGGAGCAGTCCACACAGCCCTTCCTAGAGCCTCGCCAGCAAGAGAGGACAGGCTGGAACTCCGACTCTATCTGCGCCTCGTGGTGGATGGGATATGTGTTAGTCCCCCTCTCCGACTTGGCGTACCAACGGCCATCTACCTCCGTCAGAATGCAATCAGCCCCAGCCTTGAACCCGACTGGCAACGCTCCCCACGGAGAATCCGACACGCTCCGAGAGGGGCAATACCTTAATTTCTTCATACAATCGTGTACGAATGCGTGCGTTATCGCCATAAATCCATGACTTATAGGGCTTAAACACCCCCCCCGTGTCCCCTCTGGGGTATAGCTTGGATCTGCAAAGATAATCTTCACAACTTATGGATAAAACCAAAGGACAGCTAATTCAGCAAATATAAAAAGGGGTGTAAAACACCGCAAGGTGTTGAACACCATGCTTTAGTGTTGGCATGATTACTGCATGTACCTACGCCTAGGTATGCCTAATAAACGTCATCCAGCCAGAAAGTTCATGGGATTCTGGGCTACAACTCTCCTCAAGGAGAAGCTACGGGAACACGCAATTAAAGAACGGACTACCCTATCTGTCTTGATGCACGACATATTGGATGATTACTTATTGAAGCTCCGAAACAGAAAAGGACGCTTACGCAATGAGAGCAATTTTAATAGATCCGAAAGCAACCCCAGCAATTAGCGAAATTAAGATCAAGGGTGATCTGGCTGGGATCCAGAATTTGGTCGGCGGCTACATCGAGGCTATTGGAATTGGTAGCGATGTTTTGTTTGTGGACGAAGACTGGAGCGTCAAAGAGCCATCGAAACGGCACAAGGGCGAGTTCCTTATCGGTAAAACTAAGGTTGGTGGTCGTGGCCTTATCCTTGGCCCAAAAGGCGAGAAGAGTACGAAGCTCAAACTGCTGGAAGCCTCCAGCATGATTACGATTCTTTAATTAAGACTGACTCGACTTGCTTGGAGTCTGACGGCCTCTGCTTTTAAGTGAGCCATAGCCAAACGAGTCCCCTGTTTGCATTTTGTGATACTCGTAAGGGTCTTGTCTAAAGCGTCTGTCATATCCCCTGCACTCTCCTCGATCTGCCATTCCAGTCCGTGTCCTGGTGCCTGTTTCATTTTTCCCCATTGGAACGGAGGTTGCACCTCTACTCCCCACTTCTCGTAAAGTATTCCCATTGGATCTAGGTGACACCACAGGAATGCTCTGGTTGACCAAGTATCCGTATTCTTCTTAATCGAGATCATCGCCGTCCAAGTCTGGCTTTCCACATTCGGCCCGACTAAAGCCACAAGGCTCTCATCCTCGGTAAGTATTCCAGAAATGGTGAAAGGATGTTCCTTTTTTAACTGCTCAAGTGAGGGAATTCCCTCTATCTGATATAGTTTCACACCTTTTCTTGTACCCTCGCGAAAAGCGAGGTCAAGCGTAAGGTGAAAAATTAAGCAGATTCGTTGGCAACATCTAGGCCAGTAGCCTGCAGAACGAACTGGAAAGTGTAATTGGCGGTAATTAAGCCAGTGGTCGAATTGACGCTCGCTGATTTACTGACATCCAGCCTGTTCGGCTGATCTGCTGTGGGCTTGGCCAAGTAGGCTTGGTAAAGCTTTTCCACTATTCCGTAGTAAATCATACGGATATCGCCAGTAGTTGCGTTTGCCTCGGCAGTAGTGATCTCTGGGAGAGTTTCGTTTGTATTCCCGCTGATCCCAAAATTGATTGCCGCTGTAGTTCCGCTACCCGAGAGGGTGTAACCCGCTCCCAGCCAGCCCGATGGTGCTTTTGTAAATGCCATGAGTTGAAAATTGGCTACTCCCTCAAATAAGACAAAAGGTTTCTGCGTATAGGCGACGCATAGCTTTTGGAACAGATGCGTACTCCAACCTATGACCCAAGTTGGAATACTGAAATACATCGCTGACAAGTGGCACGTCTCCATTGACGGCTACTGCATCCCCTTCCCCGACTTAAAGCTGGCACAGGCCTACTTGGAATACATCCGACTCTGGGAGGGGGCTGGCGAACGCATCTCCTACGACCACGCCAACAAGACTCTTTTTTGGGTGAAGAAGGATGCTCCAAAAGTTCCCAAACGCCACAGGGGCATACACCGAGACAAGCAATCCAGCCAATTCAAATCGGCAACACGAAAGGACTCTGACTTATGAAAACACAACTAACCATAATCGGAACTAACCACGGAAAAGGAACGAGCCGTATCTGGCTGGAAGGCAAACGCCTCGTAGAGGCGGGGTTCGAGGTCGGCACTCGGTATGACCGATACGCCAGCCTCACCCAAAATGTCATCGAGCTTACCGCCAACCCCAAGGGCAAATACAAGGTCTCTGGCAAAGGCGACAAGCCGATCATCGACATCAGCGGTGGTGTAGTAACTAGCACTTTTGCGGAACAGATCTCCAAGTGTTCCCCGCAAACCCCTGTTGTTGAGGTCAAGTACTCCAAAAGCGAAATCCGTATCACTGGGGCGGGCTGTCGGTGACTATATTGTCACTATTCGATTACTCTGGTGCGTGGTCACGGCCTTATCACGAGGCTGGCTACAAAACGATCCAAGTAGACATCAAGCACGGCGACGATGTTTTAGACATCACCGAGGCTCGGCTCGCCAAGTGGGGAAAGATCCACGGCATCTTGGCCGCCCCGCCCTGCACTCACTTCTGCGTCTCTGGGGCTAGGCACTTCTCCGCCAAAGATAAAGACGGACGCACCTCCGAAGGCTTGAAGCTACTCCACAAAACTATGTGGATTATCCAGAAGACAGATCCCAAGTGGTGGGTCATCGAGAATCCTGTGGGTCGTATCAACAGCCTGTTCCCCGAAATGGAATACTTCGGCCCGACCTACTTCCAGCCTTGGCAGTACGGCGATCCCTACACCAAGAAAACTGGTCTGTGGGGCAAGTTCAAGATGCCTCCTGTACGCAATCCCGTACGCCCGATTATGTATACCAACTCCAAGGGTCAGAAGGGTTCGTGGATGTGGGCGAAGCTGGGTGGCAACAGCGAGAAGACCAAGGAACTGCGATCACTCACCCCTGCTGGCTTTGCTCAAGCGTTCTTCGAGGCCAATCCGTGAGCAAGCATATCACTCAAGGCCGTCACAAGTTCAAGGCGTGGAAGAACAGCCCTTGGCTGATGGTCACCAGACGAATCAAAAATCGGGGCGGGCTATGGCGTTGCTACTGGTACAACCCGCTTACTGGTCAGTTCACAAAATACCTTATGGAACACTCGTATTACCGAGCCATCGGGAAGAAGGGTAAAGACTCTGCCCATTCCCTGTTTACTGGAGAGCCTTTCACCGAAAACCCAAGGACTGGCTATCCAGTAGACGATCCTTTGGCATTTGTTCGCCAAGGACGCAAATACCTTTCTGGGGCTGGACGGCAGATCGAGCTGTTCCCAGAGATGCAATTTTAAGAACGGCAAAGGACTCTAAGATATGAAGACAACCAAGTACGACTGGGTCGATTACAGCAACGGCCTCCACGAGGTTCACGCTTGCGGGTGTTCGCATCCCAAGCGTTCTGTTTTAGCCCAAGTCGAAGCCCGATCCTTCTCCGCCACCAACCTAAAGGATCTATGCCGAGAAATCTCAATGGATTTCAATAAAGACCTAGCGGGAGACCACGATATGACCATCGAGGAGTTCCTAGACTCTGGCAAAGGCTGGGAAGTTTCAACAAAGGCCACGAGGTCTTACCGACAAGGCGTTCGCATAATGCCTTGCGTCAACTTCAAGTAACCCAACCAAAGAAAGAAAACCAAATGAAAACCAAAAACCGCACCAAACTAAAACCCACCCCGAAACACACCACCGACCTCGTCTGGGTCGATATCGCCCAAACCTCATCCCCATCGGATGCCTTGGCCTATGGGTTTATGTCTCCAGACCTCGTCCCAATCGTGAATAGTCTGCTCACCCAGCATTCAGTCGTTATCGGTGGGACTTGCTACGAGCATCAATACAAAGAAGAGCTTCTCAGCAATACCACCAAGTGGGAGGAGGTCTCCAAATGACCAGCATCAAGTTTGAAATCACTTGGGAAGATGTCCAAGACATCGCCAAGGAGCGGGATGGTCAGAACCTCAACAAGAAGCTGGCTTGCAGACTGCTGGCAGACATTGAAAGCGGAGTTCGTGGCTGGTTCGACCACACCAAGGGAGACGCAATTAGCGATTCGCTTGCAATGTTCCTTCCAGAACGGCGGATCAATGATCCCCACGAGCCTCGTGACCATAACGATGCCGAGGGCGTAGTGACAATGGGGGATCTGGCGTGAAGCAAGAAGTCAGACTCAAACTCGATGTCAGTCTTACGATTGACGCAAAGCATAACAGAGACGAGGTGAGGAACATTCTTCGCCGAGGAATCCGCTGTATGTTCATCAATAACGACAAGGCCTACAACTCCGCATCTTTCGCCGAGGAGGCCGACATCTACGGATCGTCGGCTGACATCGGAGACCAGCTACGGCACGGCGAGGTTAAGTGGGAGGGGTTCAAGGTAATTGTATGAACCGCCTATTCCCCTTGTTCCTAGCCATCATCCTTGCCATCGGTGGCGAGTATAAGATCACCCACACTTCTGGGCGGTCTGCCTTCTGCAAGGTCGATGCAGTCACCCCAGACGGAGACTATGTCGTTCGTCGGCCAAAAAAGATAGTCGGATATAACAACGGAGGACGGACTCCGATCATCGTCTGGAATAAGGAACAGATCCTTATGTCTGCCCTCGACATATCCGAGGCCAAGCTCATCCGTCCACCGAAGGCCGCCGAGGACACTTCTTGGAACAGGCTTAACAAGACTTGGATCCCGCAATCCGAGATGGAGGACATTCAATGAAGCTCCTTCAGACGCTTCTCCTGGGCTTGATCCTAAAATGCGGGGTCGAATACAGGATCACGGACGATAAGGGTGCGGTCTTTTTCTACAAGATCGAGGAGGCCTTACCCAACGGAGACTATGTAGCCTATTCCCCTGCCCGCTGGCTGGGACTCAAAGGCCACGGCAAGACCCTCCGCCCCTGTTACGAATACAAAAAAGACCCCCGCTGGAGGGTCATCCTCACGCCATCCAAAATCTTGGAAGCAGAGGAGATTCTTTAGCAACACCAGAGGACTACACATTATGATTAACCTAAATGGATTCACAACAACGACGGAAAAGAAGAAGAAAACCGAGAAGCCTATCATCCCCTGCCCTGCGGAGGCGGTGACTAGCTTCGTGGAAGCCAAGGCCTCCTTTGAGAGTGCCGAGGGAGTCCTCAAGGCAACCAAGGGTATTCTCCTTGAACACGCTTCCCAAGAGTTCTGGAAGCTCAACAATCAGCGGGCTTCGCAAGGCCAAGAACCCGCCTCAACGGCAGAGATGCTCGGTGACAATGTCATCGCCCGCATCACTTGTGCGAGGATCTATCCTGTGGTGACGGATACTGCTCCCCTTGTTGCCATCGTTGGCGAGAAGGTTGCCTTGTCTGGCTTCCGTCAGACCTTCGATTTCAAAGTCGAGGGTGCAAAGCTCCCCGCTGGCTCGGCTCAAGCATTCGTCGATGGGCTTCGGGATCTGGTCGCCAAGTGCGGTGGTGGCGAGGCTGTCACCATCAAGGCTGGCATCCAACCCACCGAGCAGTTCCACACCGAGCGTCACAAGCTCCTTACCCCAGAACAGAATATGGCGTTACAGGCCGTATGCCCTGCGAGGATCTATGTTGCTTGAGAGGCGTATGCCCTTTTTGACTTACCCCCTGCGACCATTCAGTTGCAGAGGGGCGAGTCAGAACAAAGCCTTTTCAAACTGGGCTTTCGAGCCAAAGGCAAACGGCTGGCGTTGCTTGGTCGATCTTCAAGATGGGGTCGTGTGGTCAAGGCACGGCAAACCTTTCTCGATGGCCTCCCAAGTGATGTCAGTCGTTCGGGGTGACGGATACAACTTCGGGGCTGTGCGTTGGCTGGATTGCGAGTTGCTTGGCCGACGCACCAAGACAGGAGCTGGGTCAGTCCTCTTGTTAGATGTCGTGGGCGATGGGACTTACGCCGAACGCAGAGACTGGCTCTCTGTGCTTCTGGAGTGTCCTTGGGATGATATTCCCAAAGGTCGTTTCCTTCGCCTACCCAGCTTCACGCAGTCCGAGGCCGTCCAAGCGATTGAGACGATGAAGGCCGTCAATGCTCTACGAAAAGAAGTGGTATGGGAGGGAGTGGTCTGCAAACACCCCCTTTCCAAATATGAAACACAAACCCGCTCGCCCGATGCGGAATGCAGATTTTGGGCAAAGGACAGATTTATATGATCGCCACCCTAACTCCCAACGAAGAATGGCTCTTTATAACCCTGTCTCTGCTCATCCTTGTGTTTGTCGGATGGGTCGTTTGGAAAAGTTAGCAACAGCAGAGGACTCCATAACAAAGAAAGGAAACTAAAAAATATGGGATATGAATTATATATGAAGGTCGGGAAAGTTCCCGAAACTGACATTCTCAAAAATAAGAGAGGCCAGCTTTGGTTCAACGAGGAGTGCGTCATTGATATGAGCAACTGCGGTGACTCAAATGTGGGGCGACTTGCGGGCAAGCATCTATTAGAGAAGGGCAAGCCTCTCCTGTACTGGTATGAGAACGACAAGGAGGTGACAGAGGATTCCTACGGAGCGAAGCCTACGCCTATTCCAACACAAGAAGTTATCAACGCCCTTCGCAAGGATGTGAAGGTGCTAGATCACGGCGACAACGACCGACCCTACAGACGCTTTGAGTGGGCGTTATCCCTGCTTGAAGCCATCGAGAAGCGGGACAACGGCAAAAAGAAAGAGTTCTGCGTCATCTTCAACGGACACTAGCAACACGAAAGGACTACAACCTATGACAACCAAACTAAAATCTACTCCACAACCGCAACCACAACCCCCCACACACCGCTCCCCAGACTTGAAGGACAGGCTTCTGACATTCACCAGCAATATGCTGGGAATCTCCGCCTCCCTTCCAGAAGATCGGGCTGGTGGACATCTTTCCGAGATGTTGCTCCGCTCTGCCACGGCGATGTATTTCCGTCACGGCGAGGCAGAGGGGTCTCCGTCTGCCAAGGAGTTCGCCGAAAAGTTCCGTGCGTGCTTGACCGAGATTCGGATTACCCGCAGGGCTTTGGAGCTTATCAAGGCTTCGAGTATTCCCTGTGACGGCTTGGCGGTGCGTCAAGGCTTGGAGGATGCAGACATTCTCATCCGCATCTTCTTTTCCAGCGTCCGAACCTTGGAGGCAAATGTATGAGTTTCTATAAAGACACCTTCTTTTCTGAGGACGGAAGCTACGGCTCAACCAAGGGCAAGTTTATGATAATCGACACCGAGCATTGGTCGGCAAGAGATTGGGAACGCATTGACGAGGCAAGTGACGATCATCGGGTGTATGTCGCTCAAGAGATTGAGGAAGAATGGACAATACGGAGGCGACAGGAGGCCACGAAAAAGCTGATTGCTAAACTCAACGCAAAACTTGGTCTGGAGGTTGTATGATCGCCCTTGCGACACATACTGAGGAAAAGCCTTCCCTGTTTAGTTTTTCGCTAAACATTAACCAAGTGGAAAGCCTGTTGTGGATTCTGGCGGAGTGGGGCGGCCAACCCGCAACACGAAAAGAATCTGTGACTCCAGACCAGTTCAACGAGCTGGTGGACAATCTGGTCGCCCAGACCAAGAAAGGCTTTTCCCTGTAAGATTTCAAAAACTCAAAAGTTGGTCGTAAGTAAGCACAGGCTGGCATGACGGACAAGTAGTGGGTGACGGAGCCGACCCTAATCCTGTGCGGGTTTTTGATTGGCGGGGTGGGTGTTCGTTGTTGTTCTGCCCATCCCGCCAACTTTTTTTGCAACGGCAACGGACTCCACGATATGAACGACAACCTTGATATATTCGAACTTTTCCGAGAGGTATTCTCGGTCAAGACAACTGACATCGCAGACCTTATGCCTACCAAGGCGGAACAATTAGAGGAGGTGATGAGATGAGTTACGAAGTCCTAACCCCTGCCCCCTATACAGACTCGCACGGCTTCTACTGGAAAAACGCCCATCGGGTCTTTTCCTTCGACACCTTTGAAAAAGCCAAGGCACACGCAACGACGGAGGGTGGCGAGGTAGTCGAAAACTTTTGGGACAAATGCCCCATCACAATCGACACCCCGAAAGATCATCCCCTGCACCCAAAAAAGAAAGGCAAAAAAAAAATGAGCCAAGTATCCGACGACACGAAGTTAAATTGTGCGGGCGAGTTTATGATGGCGTGTGACGACCCCTACCAAATGTCTCAAGTGGTTGGGGCGTTGTCTGCCTTAGCTGACATCAATTCATTGAATGGAGGATGCACAACATTGGGGTTTTTGGAGGAATTTTCCAACGCTCTAAATTATTGCATTGAACAAGCCAAGGAGGAGCGAGCAAAATCCTCGTCCGAAAATCCAGAACTTGCGGATAATTTCCTTTGCGAAATCCTAGAGTTTGCCCACACCTATCTAGCCAAGGCCTACGAAAAGAAAGTGGGTCGGGCGTGACTTGGGAGGAGCGGGTAACACAACTGGAGGCCGAAGGCTGTGACCGAAGCGATGCCCAAGGGGGCGTGGATGTTGAGATTCTCAACGGATGGAGGCCGTCCGACTTTCAGCCGTGGATGCTTCTGCCGAAACTAGCAACGCCGAAGGACTCCAAAGTATGAACAAACAACAAAGAGAAAAACATATCGAAACCGAGTTAGAGAAGCGGGTCAAAGACCTTACCCCTGTCAACACCGAGGAGCTTTACTCCGATTATCTGGACGAGATTAACCCGCCCATCGTTATCCAAGGCGGGACAGGCTCGACTGGCGGTTTGACCTATTGTGCGTCCCGACTGCTCGAAATGGTGGACAAGGTCGCCTTCCGTTGCGGGGTCTGCGACTACGCCGACTCGCTTGTCGGTGAATCCATCTCCGAGGAAATCGGGGGCGAACACTACGACCTTCGGGAGGTTGAGGAAATCCGTGAAGCCATCGAGGCCGAGCTGGACGAAAAAGAGGAGGTAAGCAAATGACAAACGACAGGCTTGCCGAGCTGTTGAAGTGGTGGTGCGTCCTGTCCTTCGGCGTTTTGATTGGGATGGCCTTCGTTGATTGGCTGGAGCTTCTGAAATGAAAGACCCCCATTGGGCAGAGCCTTCCTACAGCTACTGGGCGAAAAGACTCTACGAAAACTTTTTAGCAAAAGGAGGAACGCCAGACTTTTTTTGTCGATGGGCAGAACTAAACAAACTGCCAATTAAAAAAAGAGACGCTCAAAAACTTGTGAGGTCAAAATGATGCAACGCATTCGGACTCGTGGGTATGAACAACCCACAAGTCACACTATCAAACGACTACCGCTCCGCCCTTTGCCCTGTTGGGAAGTGGCGGGGCGTGGCCGTCTCCAATATGCCCGCAACCTCCTTGCGTTGGTTTGCAGAAAACTTTCTGCCCAATCACCGCTATGCCGATTCGGTGGCTTTCCGACAAGCCCTCGACAGATGGCAAGAGGCTAATCCAACCCCGACCAATTCCCCGAAGGCGGAAGGAATGTATCGGGACGCATCGGGCATCGTCTACAGGGTTCAAAAAGCATCGGCGGGGCATCTCTATGCCCTCACCCTCAACACCCAGACAGGAAAATTCGACTTCGTGCGGGGTGCGATGGGAAGCCTTGACGAATCAATGCGTCTGACGCTCGCACAATGCCAAGAGATCGGGCGAGCAATCGGGCGGTGCATTGTTTGCGGGGCAAGGCTGACAGATCCCGACAGCGTGGAGCGTGGGATTGGGCGGGTGTGTGCGAGCAGACTCTAAACGGCAACAGACACGGACTCCAGACTATGAGCAACAACAACGAACTAAACTGGACGGAAACCCACAACGAAACCTCTACCGACCTCACGCTGTCCGTGTATGACCTTTGCGGGTCGTATCACGGCGAAATGGCGTTGAGCTAACACGAACGGCCAAGGTTCAACCCCAACGGCCACACACAATGACACTCAGCAAACAGCGGAAACTCTTTAAGAAGCTAACCAAAGGAGGCAAATGAACACAACAAACTCAGAACAGATACGAAACCTAAACGACACCTTCCGCAAGCTAGAGCCGTTTGAAGCACAGGTGCAAGGCTTGGGGCGGTGGGTGATGACCAGCGGGGTGAGTGCCTTGGTGAGCCGTGAAGGCGGGCAAGCCCTAGTCAAGAGGGTGCAGACCTTCAACGAGTTTACCGAAGGCGACGACCCCTACGGCGAACACGACTTTTTTGCGTTTGAGTTTATGGGGTCGAAGTTGTTCGGGAAAATTGACTACTACGACAAGGCGATGGAATACGGCTCAGAAGACCCAGCAGACACAAGCAAGACGGCAAGGGTGCTGACGCTGATGTTGGCGAGCGAGTACTAAACAACCCACACAGAAAGGACGCAAGGGGGGAGGCTTTACGGCCTCCCCTTTTTGCTTTAGCAACAGGCAAGGACGCAAGGGTATGAATACAACGAACTGGAAGACATTGTGGAACGGATTTAAGGAAGACCCACGGCTAGAGCTGGCAAGGCAGAGTTTTCGACTGCCCGAAGACGAATACACCTTAGAAGAACTAGAAAACGGCTCGGCGTGGATATCTTCACCCGCTTTGCCTGTATGTGCGGAAACGCCCGACCTGTCAGCGGTTGAAAGGCTATGGGCGGAACTGAAGACGCAACCCCGAAACAGGCTGGCAATCTTTAAGCGGGCAAACCACAAGACCAGAACGATTACCTTGGACTAGCAACAAAGGAGGACACGAAAGTATGAATAAACAAAACTCAGATGCGGTAGAGGCGAAGCCCTTGGTGAAGCTGGAGCTGGGGGTGAACTTAAACAAGCTCAACAACCTAACGAGGCACGACTAAAATGGATTACAAAGCCAGTCTGAAAGAGTGGATGGGGAAACACTTGCTAAGTACGCTTGATGTCAGAGACCTGTTGAGGGAAATCAAGCTAGACAACGACAGCAAGCCGAGGCCTGTAAAGACAGCAGAAGACAGGGAGTTTGAGGAGGCTTACAGACAGCACGAGGAGAGGACGCATAGGTAGGGAGGGGATGTCCCCTCTTGCGTTCGGGGGTTCGTGCGTGAGAGGGGGGAGGGTCGAGGGTCGGGAGTGTCCGAAAGGGTGGGCGGTTTGGGCGGTGTCCGATGGGGGAGGCTTTCGGACGCTGGACACAGGCAACGCTTGAGTACACACAGGCAACGACAGGCCTCGAATCTTGGTGAGCCACCCCTACCCAACCCCCAAATCCACGCATCCCAGTCGTTCGTGTTCTACGATAAAAAGAAATAGATACCTACCCTCCCCCACTTCAACAGCCCACCCACCCCCTGCCGCCAACATTGTCCTGGTACTTCAAAATAGCCACCCCCCCATAAAATTTTTTTTACCCTATAACCCCCCTCCCCCTTTTTTCTAACACGCCTCTCTTATAAAATCTAACGTCAGACTCTATTATTAAAAGCCCCACAATCGCTTTGTAATGCCCCTAGAAACGATCCGAGTCGTTAGATTGCGTAATGTTAGCATAGCCCTTCTAATTCGAGTTTAATAAAGAAAAACACGAACGTATGTGGCGACAGCCACTCCCCTGTATATCTAGCTTCTGGCCTCTGGCTTCTGGCTTCTGCCCCGTGATTATTTCGTTGCAAGGGCGTGACAGAGCGTGACGTGTCACGGCTTGTTTTTGGAATAGCTTAATTATGAATAACTACCAAGGCGTGACATTTGCGTGACAAAACCGTTATGTCACGATTTCTGTCACAGAAACCTTGTCCGAAAGGGTACCCCTTTTTAATTCGGACACCCTGCCACAATTTTGGGAACACCAGAGGACTACAGGGATATGATTACATCAAATGCTGGTATCTATTTAAGAGTATCTACAGACGAACAGAACACCGACCTCCAAAAGGATAACCTTACCCAGATCTGCAAGGCTCGGGGTTGGACTCCTGTATTCTACGAGGATCACGGAATATCTGGGTCGGTTACAGAACGCCCAGCCTTGGACAAGATGATGCGGGCGGCGATGGACAAAGAGATCCAAGTTATCTTGGCTTGGAAGCTCGATAGGCTTGGTAGGTCTACCCAACACTTGGCTGGATTGATTAACGACCTTCTTTCGTATGATTGCGGGTTATGTGTACCCTCCCAAGGTATCGACACGACAGGCGGTACGATGAACCCCGCTTCCAAGTTACAGCTCAATGTGCTGGCGGCCGTGGCCGAGTTTGAGCGGGATCTGATTCGTGAGCGTACCAAAGCTGGGATGCGTGCCGCTATGGATCGAGGCGTACATTGTGGTCGGCTTACATCCGTTACCCAAGAACAGCTTCAGCTCGCTAGGCTTGTGATTGATTCTGGCGAGGTGGTAAGCGTCCGTCACTTGTCCCGCACACTAGGACTTTCACCAGGAACAGCTTGGCGTCTGTGGCGAAAGGTGCTTAAGGAAAAGGCAACAACGAGAAGCCAAGATGATTAAACTACTTACAGGAATCCCTAAAGCTGGAAGGTCTGCTGTCTTTAATAAACTTACTGGCTGGTCTCGGCTTGTGCTTCTACCGAAGTTTCGACAGGGCGTGGATCCGAAGACTCAGTACGAGATGTCGGACAAGAATCAGAAGTGGCCGACGCTGTACCATCAACCACCTTGTTATCGGGGGGAGAACTAGCCTTACAATATCGGTTGTAATACCCCTGCCCCCACCAAGTCAGAATTTCCTCCCCAGCTTTAATAGGCTTGATGGCAAAGAACACGACCAGCTTCTCCCTTGCTATGACTAAATATCTACAGTTAGCTTCTTCCTTGGTTTCAGCAGTATTGTAAATACATCCATTGCCCAATGGAACTACGGCTTGGGATCCGTGCGTTTTGCATTCCGCACAATCGCAATTAGCCCAGTACGAATATCTGCGAAACTCTGGGTCGTGTTGGTACTTGTTTCTAAATTCCATGACTACTGAATGGCAGAATTCTATGGGAGCATTTTCGGCAATATCTTGATTTGCAAATACCCCAAGCCCTTTTACGCCAGCCTCCATTACCCTCAAGTGCGGGGTAAAGTATCCGCCCTTTTTCAACTTGGCCCACGCCTCGGTTATGTCGGACATTTCAAAAACAAATATCTGAAATAAAAAGCGATACCACACCCCATAGAGCTATGCGTCGCTTAATAACTAAAAGTGCTTTTGAAAAAATATCGCCGTTCCCATTCTCGCCGAATGGGAGACATGAATAAATACGCTGGCCCCGAAGATACCTACGGAGCAACTGACGCCGAGAACCAGAATAACGCCCTGCGAATGGGTGCGGATAATTCCATTAACGATCCAAACTGGCAAATGCGTAAGCTGAAAAAAGGCGTTATTCGTGACTTCGTTCCGAAGAAGGCCTCCAAAAAGAAAATCAACGTAGCCAAGTCCTACCAAGAGTAATGAAAGGTCTCTACGCCAACATTCACGCCAAGCGAAAACGAATCGCCGCTGGGAGCGATGAGAGAATGCGTAAGCCTGGGTCGGAAGGTGCGCCGACAGCAGAAAACTTTAAGCGGTCAGCCAAGACAGCAAAAAAGATTAACGTCCGTAAGTCCTATGCCGAGTAGTCCCGCTTGGCAACGCAAGCAAGGGAAAAACCCAGACGGAGGCCTCAACGAGGCTGGGAGACGTAGCTACAACAGAGAAACTGGTGGCACGCTTAAAGCTCCAGCAAGTCGTGAAGAAGCCTCCAATTCAGAAACATCGGCCGCAAGGCGGAGATCTTTCTGTGCCCGAATGGAAGGCATGAAACGAAAGCTTACCTCCAGCAAAACAGCCAGCAACCCAGACAGCCGAATCAATAAAAGCCTTCGCAAGTGGGACTGCTAGAGTGAAAAAAAACCTTGGGATAATCAAGTTTGGCAAATCTCGGCCAGCTCCGAAAATGGTCGAAGTTGACGTTACCTTTGACAAGGTAGCCGAGAAAAGGCTTTTCCAGAGTGGAATGAAGTTGTTAAAAAAAGACAGACAGGCCGTCATTGGCTTTGCAATTCAAGAAGCTCTAAAACAAATAGCAAAGTCTTGAAAAGGTCGCCCCTACGCAGGGTGTCCAAGAAGCGAGCCAAACAGAACAGGCTCTACACAAAAATCCGTAAAGATTACCTAGACAAGAAACCTATGTGCGAAGTTTGCCATTCCAGACTCGCCGACCAGATCCACCACAAAAAAGGTCGCTTTGGAGATAGGCTGACCGACGCTGGCTACTTTCTAGGGGTTTGCTTCAGTTGCCACGACAAGATCCATAAGAACCCAGCTTGGGCATATTCAGAAGCTCACATGATTATGCGATAACGACGCATACCGCAGATCCTGTTTGCTGGATTGGTTATAGGTTGGAGCGTGTGATCTGTGCCAATACAACTTCCATATACAGGCGTCACGACCACCGAGACGATCCCAGCTCCGTACACAAATGGAAATGAGGCGATCGATCTTACGCTTAAAGAAGACAAGGCAAACAAGGGGGTAGCCAACGGCTATGCCCCGCTGGACGCAAACGCAAAGGTACCAGTAGCCAATCTTCCAGACCAAGCCTCACTAGACGCAGAGGTTGACGGAAAAATCACAACGCACAACTCTGTAACCACATCAGTCCACGGAATTGCGAATACGGCCAATCTGGTTTTGACAGACGATGCAAGGCTTTCAGACACAAGAGATCCCAAGGCACACACTCACACCAAGTCTAACATAACAGACTTTGCACATACCCATGCCATCTCTGATGTAACGAACCTCCAATCGAAACTTGATACAAAACAAGAGTATTACTATACGCCAGTAACCTATTCTTCCGACTACACAATACAGTCCACACTGTCCGATACGGGTTCAATCGAAAGGCATTTCCACTTTACTATTTCTGGCACACCAACTTATAACCCAGCGACAGATTCGGGAATCTACATAAACTTTCCCACTACTGGCAAATTGGGTGATATAATTACTATTACAAACTCATTCCTCAAGACCGATGGTTTCGCAAATAATGTTGCGTTGCTTTTGAGGGAAAGAAGTGGGACAACAAACAACAACTTTGGCACTTTGGCGGTGGGTACAACTCAGAGCTATGTAAGAAAATCATCAAATTCGGGTTTTGGCAACTGGACTTACCTAGCCCCAACAGTGCACACTCACGCTATTGCCGATGTAACAGGGCTACAAACAGCCTTAAACGGCAAACAAGCTTCTGGAAGCTACGCCCCCGCAACTGGGATTGCCCCTTCCGCCATTACTGGGACAGCAGTTGTTACGAACGATTCTAGGCTTTCAGACCCAAGAACGCCGACAGCCCACACGCACACCATGTCGGATGTTACTAGCCTTCAAGCAACCTTAACCGCATTTGCTATCGCTTTAGGATAAACATGAAACAAATCGCCCCAAATTATACCTATAATAAAACCACTGGAGTAATCACTCTTACAGGAGTGAACATCGACAGAGATCAACTACTCTTAATCGTCAATACGACGAGGAACGTGACTTATTACAACTTCGCCGACTCAGCGACAACGCTTCAAGCCTTTACGCAGGGAGCAAACACATCGTTCACGTTAAACAGCACAGTCATATCTGCCTCTTCATCTCACGCAAACGCAGATGCTTTGGTTATTTATTTTGACGACCAAACAAACACGGTGACGGCGAATGTTCAGCCACAGCAATCAGACGACAACGATGCAAACATTAAGTTCGTCCCTATTGGATGGGCTTTAACTGATTCCAATACCCAGCTGGATCAATGGAAAGCCGTTACGCAAAATACCCCGCTCCCCATCTCTGGCACGGTAACGGCGAATGAGGGGGGAGAAACTCCGACTTCGGGTACAGCTACACTTACAAACGACACTCGATGGGAGCTAAACACCGAGGGCTTCGGTCATATAGCTTTAGAAATTGTTTCAACGGGAGTAACATGGAACGCAAATGGAGTTGTTGCCCAAGCATACAACGGAACTGCCCCAAGCAACCCTGATATATTCGCGCCAGCGGGAATTAGGTATAGACACTCTAACGACACATCGGTAGCTCCAACTACGGCACTTAACAATATCTATTATAATCTTGGAATTGGGCCTACAGTTGGAAATGCATTTGGAACTAATCTTGTAAGAGTAGATGGAATTAACGCAGGGTCATTAGCTCTTCCGACAGCTGGAACTAGGTACTTTTTATTTGATTTGACTACAAGCCGTTTCGCTATTCGTCCATTTTTTTCGGCGGGAACAGTTCAAGTAAAATATCGACTCTATCGCGGCAAACACCCATTCTTTTCCGCTAGAAATATAGTTGCAACTGGCGAAGGTACAGCGGGTGCAGTTAAGGTTGAAGGTGTTGGCGGAAGTGTTGGTGTGAGTGGAGGCAACATCTACGTCGATGGAGGCTATCTTGACAGTGGCACTATAAGTTATGTAGGCGCGATTGCAGATGGCGATGGAAACACATTTGGAGTAGATCGAAACTTTCCTGTTGATGTTCAAAGTGTATCTGGAGCAATCGGAGCATTTAACAACTCTTTAGTTAACGCAGGAACTATATTTAGTTATGGCAGTGCTGGTAATTACGGATTGTTTGATGCTGGAACTGATGCTGACTATGTCGAGTTTAGGGTAAATGGTGGAGGCGGAGGATTTACTCACAACATTGCTTTATCTGTTGGCAACTCCCCCTTTACAACGGGTGCTGGAACTTCCAATGGCT